TTCGCTGGCTCTCTTGTCACGGTGAAGAAGGACGGACACAAGGACTGGTTCACAACGCTGACTTCGCTCCTCGCTGGAACGCTGTCGGCCAATTACCTCACCCCTGTGGTCGTTGACTTCTTCTCAATGAAAAACAGCAACACGCAGTACGCTGCGGCGTTCATCATGGGCTTCTTAGGACTCCACGGTGTCGAGTTCGTCATAGATCGGTTCCGAAGGAAATGAAGCCCGAAACCATCATCAATGTCATCGCCAGCGGAGTCCTTGCCGCTGGCGTTTCTGCTTTCATGGTCATGCTCTATCGCACCGGAGGACTCGTCGAAAAGTTCCCCATGACCGGAAGCCTCGCGCTCCGCCTATCGCTCGCAGGAACAGCCGCAGGTTCACTCGGGAATTGCCTCACGCTCTCAACCCCGAACGATTCCGAAATTCTGACCAACTGCGGTCTGGCCGGTATCTTCGTATGGGCCTGCATCTTCCACGCAAAACTCATAAAACATGGACCCACTTCTAAGCATCTCACAGGGACTGATGAAAGCAGCTCTGGACAAGGTTCTGGAGCAGAAGGACCAAACAAGTGAAGACGGAGCGAAAGACCAATCACTCGTTGCTCGCCTCAATTCTCGCATTGATGCTGCCGGGTTGCACCCCGACAAGGGTGGTGATGGTTCCTCCAGGGCAACCAGTCAGACTGGCTGAATCAGTCAAAGCCCACGTTTGGGCCAAAGACTCCGAAGGCAAAATCATCAAGAGCCGAAACCGCGTGACAATCCACGAAGGATGGTACGCACTTCCCAAGGAATGAAAAAGAACGTCCCAACGAACAAGTCGCTCTACAGCAAGATGAAGGCGGCGGCGAAAGCCAAGTTCGACGTTTATCCCAGCGCATACGCTAATGGCTGGCTTGTTCGCGAGTACAAGCGGCGTGGCGGCAAATACAAGGTTGCCGATGTCAGGTAATAAGCCGCAGAGGGGAGGGCTTGGCCGATGGTTCGCCGAGAAATGGGTGGACATCAAAACCGGAAAGCCGTGCGGTCGTCAGGAGGGTGAGGAACGCGCCGGATATCCCGCCTGTAGGCCAACAAAGCGTATCAGCGAGAAGACTCCCAAGACTCTTGGCGAGATGAGCAGTGCGGAGAAGACTAGGTTCAAGCGCGAGAAAACCAGCTTCCAGAAGATCGGCTACCAGCATAGGATGCGGAAGAAGAAGGAAAAATTATGAGCAATAACGCACCGTACAAAGGTTCTCCGTCTGTATCCCGATCCGGCGGTAGCGGACCCTACAAACAGTCGCCGCCTCCCAAGCCTCCGGTAAGGCCGCAACCTAAGCCGGTTCCGAGCGGAAGCGGTCCGTATCGTAAGTGATTTGAAACGAAAAGCCCCCGGCGGTAATCGAAACCATCGGGGGCTAATTGTTTCGGCGTAGCGCGTCAGCGTCCTAACGATTTCATCACACTGGCAACGAAGTCTTCGCTCTTCGCAGAGTTTGTGCTTGCCGGTCGTGAGCCGCCGGTCGTCGCTTTCGAGGTAACTCCCGGCTCGCTGCCACGATACTTCGACAGTTCGGCTTGGAGACGCTTGTTCACCTCGACCTGAGCATAGAGAAGCTCGCGGTATTTTGGCGCAGCAGCAGCCCAAAGAGCAGCCTTGGCGAGGTCTTCTTCGCTGTTCTCACCGTTGAAGATTTGCTGCGCGAGGTTCAGACGCTCGTTCAGCTCGCCATTCCATTCCTCATCGCCTTCACGCGGCTCAAAGATTTCAAGCGCGCGAGCATTCTCGCTGACCTTGGCCCAAGTCTTACTGGCCGACTCCAATGCAGCCTTCGTACCCTCTTCGTTATCCTGCTGGTACTTCGAGATGATGGCGTCGTAATCGGACTTGGCTTCCGAAATCTCAGCGGAACGTTCGCCGTTAATCTCGTCGTACTTCACGATCAGCGCGCCGAGCTTTGCCTTCTTGGACGGAGAAAGACCCTCAACGATGTCGTCGATCTGCGAGTTGCGGTAATCGCTCTCGGGCGACTTGAGTAGGCCAACGAGCCGTTCGCCATCGCTGCCAACAAGACTTTTCACCGATTCAAATACGCCATTGATCTTGCCTTCGTACTTCTTGACGAACTCAGGATGACGTTCGACATCAAGAAGGCGGACACGCTCGGAAAGCGCATCACGCTCCTCCTGCAACGTCTTTAGCTGGGCTTCAAAGTTCGGATTGCTGGTTTTTCCAGCCTTCAATTCCTCAAGTTGTTTGGCCAACTGAGCCTTCTCTTCCTTGATCTTGCGAAACGCATCAGCGGCTTTAGTGGACTTGATCGTCTCGGGAATATCGGAATCAGCGTCCGTAGAAGTCGGAGCGGCCTCGGCTTCGGGCTGCTGCTTCTTCGTACCGAACATCCGCTCGATGTCCATCTCAGCCTTGCTAAGTTTGGAGGCGTCTGCCGACTTCGTTTGCTTCGTAGGCTTCTGCTTCGCGGCTTTCGGCTCCTCAGTAACCTGCGATGCAACATTGGCCGACTCGTCAGCCGATGCGGCGTCATCAATGCCGTTAGCCTTGAAAGCATCGATGAACGAGCTTCCGAAGTCGGGAGGTTGCGCCGAGTTGACGAGAGGTGAGTTCAGTGGTTCTTCCATAATCTATTAGTATTGCTTATCGAATGTTGCTTCTGGTTCTTTCGCTGTTTCAGTTACTGCCAATTTACGAAGGTTTTCAAGACAATGCGCGTAGCCAGCGGTTACACCGGCTGCGAAAATGATGTCCGATTCCTTGCTTCCATGCGACGGCATTGGAACCGGCATTGACTCTGCAACGATGCGTAATGCCATGCGGAGGACAGGCATGTTCAGGATCTGCGCTAGTTCAGCCTGTTGGCCATCAGTCTGCCAATCGGACAGATTGATGTCAGGCAGATCCAGCAGGTTCTTCGGATTCTCCTTCTTCAAGCCTCTTAGCCAGTTGATCATATTTTGTTTTCTTGTTTCGTTTCAGTTTGTGCCTTTGCGGAATCGGATCGAGAACATCGTCGAGTTTGATTGGATTCTCCTTGTTGACGACATCGCGATTAGGTCTGATGACCTTTGTAATCTCCAGCAAATCAGATAACGGCAACTTGATGTACCCGCAGTCAACATCGTTGATGCCGTACGAAACGACGAATTGATTCTTCGCGGAATCGTAGAATGCGCCGCACGGGAAGACGACTGCTGGAAGTCCCGGCCACCAGTCTTGCTGGTTGGTTCCGGTGAGGATCGGCAACGTCGTCATGCGCACAATGCGGAACGGGGCTTTTGCCTCAAATGCGTACGCCCCCATGTAGTAGCGACGCTTCTTGTTTATCCACGGCAAAGAGCTGTGGAAGAAGGTCCAATACAAGCCATCCACCAGAATCGGATTTGACCCGCCGCGAACCTCGCCAAATTTCCAGAGCGGATTGAACTCCTCGGTGACGTATTCGGCATCCTTCTCAAGACGTCCATTAAGGCGCACAACAACATGGGGATTGGCCGAATACACCATGTGTGGCGCATTGTCGTGGACGAAGTAGACCCAGTTCTTTTCATGGCCATCGTTAATCATGGCCTGCGCGTTGTTGTTTCCGTAGACCGTATCAAAACGTCCCACGTTTAAAAACTGGCTGTCCAAGAGAAACATCGCCTGATGCGCGTACGACTTGAGCGGAACAAACGTGCAGCAGCTCAGGCCGTACTTGTCTCCAAACTTAACGACGCGAGGATCTTCGAACTGCTCGTTTGGATATTGAAAAGTAAGCTGAACCAAAGCCTTTTTTATGGCTCTCAAATCTTTGCTCAACTCAAAGACAACGATGTCGTTTTTCTCGACATAGACATCCTCATCTTTTTCGCGTTTATTGCGGCATCGGCGAGCAAAGAGAAGGATTTTTCCACTAGGCTCCTCTCGCGTAATGGCTGGGTTGAAGTAGTATGTTCCAGCTTCTTTAGGGAGAATTATTTTCCCGACCTCCCAGTCAACTTGATGAGCTAGTTTGGGTACGTCGTTTTTTGCGTAGCTCATTAGAAACTCGGCTGCGAATTTGATTTCGTCGTACAGAGCAAGCCAGTGGTCGCGTTCCTCACGGACCTCGGTCAGATGCTCCTCATGCTCCTTTGTCCTGACATCTATTGTATTTTGTAAATTTTCGATCTGCATCAGAAGATCGGCATGCCCGTCACCTCCATTTGCGAATCGCTTGAGAGCTTTTATGGATAGGCTTCGAATGATGTCTTTCATTCACGCATACAAATTTGAATTCTCCTGAGTGGCCAGTCTTGGAAGAATTCCGTAGAAGTTCATCCTGGGCATTGAATCGACCAGCATTTGGATGTCGATTGGACACCAAACTTTTTGATTTGTCTCAAGCAATTTGCATGCGCCTTCGTAGTTTACGAGGTAGCAGTGCGTACACATTCCGCGAACGAGCTTGTAAAGGTTGGACGCGATGTGTCCATGATCCTCAATCGGATCAGCGCAGCAGCTTCCAATGTAAACGACATGCCAGTCATTTGGGAGATGATCGAGATTTTCTGACAACTTATCCTTCCAGTCAGCACATGTGAACTCAACATCATCTTCTACAACCAAGAAGGTGCGATGATCAGTTGTTTTCGATTCAACCATCCACTTGATGGCCGACCAAATTGAAAAGTGACTCAATCCAGCAACGATGGTTTTTACTTTTATTTTTTCTTTTTCAGTCGAGTGATAGTAATCGGTGGATATTCCGCAGTTGTCTGATCTAAATCCGTAAATTGGAACTGCATCGATTCCAAAAGTCTTCATGTACCGGATGCAGCGTCTTTCCTTTTTGTTTTCAGGTTTTGAAACTATGAAGCAAGGTGTATTCTCAAGTTTTATTTTCATCGGTTCGGAAGGATGTAAATTATTCCCCGACGCGCTCCGGTAGATCGGCTTGGGTGGTTATAGTAAAAACTGTATCCGTATCTTTGTGTTTGTGTTTTTGCCCTGTAAATTGAGTCCAATTTCTGCTTGATGTATCCAAGGCAAATGTCGTGGCCTTTGTAACTGTCGTATCCGAGTTCCCCGGTTGGTTCCCTGCAATCGTGAATGGCGATTACCGGATGCAGATCATAACGATTGATTGTCTCAAGCTCATCAAGCAGCGGAAGATAATCGTTCCAGTGAGCATCAAGAAAAAAAATTGTATCGTGTCCAACTCCGTGATGCGGAATGAACCAGTTCATGCAGGACTCGCTGCTTCCCTCAAACATTTCGACGTAGACATTCTCTCTCTTGAATCTTTCCTTGGCCTTCTCAACGCGATCATGGTCTAGCTCGCATGAAACGGTTTTGAGGAAGTTTTTTGCAAGCCAGATAGTTGTATCCCCTTTGTGAGTTCCAGTTTCAACGGCAGTTGTCAGCTCAAAGCGTTCTTTGAGATAAAGAAACTCCTGCTCGATAAATGTGTCCCCGTTGAAAGGTGAATCCATAATTTTAATCAGATAAATGGCAGTCTTCTTGGTCGGCAACTCGCGGAAAAATCGTGAAGCACCTCAGATGTTGCCTACTTTTGAAGTACATCTGCAAATCGATTGGTGCGAAAATTTCCTCGTTAGTGTCGATCAGTGTTTTTAGTGCCTTTTTCCGCACGATGTAGCAGTGGGTGCAAAGAGCCATACCCTCGAACAAATTTGAATCAAACTCCCTGCCCATTCTTCCGCTCGCGCAACATGAACCGGGATACAGGATATCCCAATCATGTGGCAACTTTGTCAGGGCGAGTTCAACGGTTTCTCTCCAGTGCGGACGAAAAATGATGTCGTCTTCCAGAATCATCACCATGTCTGGAGTGGACGGCTCAAAATCGAGAGCATTCCAAAGCATCCAGTGGGACATGCTGCATCCAACATGTTTTGCCCCGATGAGATATCCAGAGCCTGGGTTGTCCACTTCGTACGGAATGCTTGCCTTGAGTCCAGACCTTGCCCCATTCAGCCCATAGAAAATGCGGTAGTCCGTGATTCCAGCGGAATCAAGATTGGTTTGCAAACGCGGGATGCGGGAGCTGCCACGCATCGTGATAACAACCGTATGCACGGGGTTATTTCAGTTTTCGATAAATGGCGAAGCAGCTTTCGTTCAGGTCAAAGCGAGAGATAAATTCGCAACGCTTGAGAACGAACTTCAACGCGGTTTGCGTCGATTCCCAGTTCACATCATCCATGATGATGTATCCGCCAACCTTGAGCTTTGGAAGCCAGTTGACGACATCGCTCGTAGACGGCCATTCGGCGTGATTTGCGTCGATATGAACCATGTCCATATCTGGCAGGAATCGCGATGCATCCCAAGACGACATACGGCAGAATTGGATGTGGCGAACAACCTGAGCGCGAACGCAGTGGCGCACAAAAGCCTCGTAGTGGTTGTCCAAATCGAGTTTTGACCACCACTCTTGGTTCGCGCTCACCTCGTCATCGATGCAGTCTTCTTTCTTCCAAGAGTCGATAGCATAGACGGTTCCGCTTCCGTTCAACTTGCATGCTTGCGCGAGAGCGAGCGTTGACTTGCCTTCAAAGACGCCAATTTCAGCGATTCGTTGCGGCTTTGTTTCAAGAACAAGTTTGGCAATTTCCAAACCTTTTCTCGGGTCGCACCAGCCAGCCATCTGGCGGAAGTTTTCTAGGATGAACTGAGCTATTTTTTCTTCGTTTTCCATACTTATCCCTGACGCGCCAAGTTGGACTCGGCAGTTGCATTCGCTCGCTGAATATCAGCAGTTGTCTTTGCATTCCGGCGCGACAGATCAGCCATCGCCTTCGTGTTCTGACGCTGAATGTTGGCCATAGTCTCGGCGTTCTGGCGAGCGATTTTTGCCTGAACTTCAGCGTTGAGGACAGCGGTCTTCGGATCGACGCCCTGCTGAATTGCCTGAGCCTGCTGCATCTGCATCTGGGCTTGCTGCTGTTCGGCCAACAAATCGCCAAGCTGCTGGATGGTGTCGGACAAAATCTGAAGCTGTTGGCGATAGGCATCCGCCTGTTGGCGACGGGTCGGATCGGTCGATAGACGCAGCAGATGATCTTGAACATGCTGACCGATACCTTGAAGGAAGAGGACAATCTCCTGCGGATTGCCACCCTGCTGAAGCGACGCAGCAGCCTCGTTGGCAGCGGCTAGGTGCGTGTCGATGTGGACGATGTGATTCTGCGTGTCAGTGACGATTGCCATGTTCCCTTGGCGCAAGGACGAATGCTCCAGAACAGCCAGCGCGGTCTGATCTTGAACTCGCGAAGACTGGATCTGAGTCGGCAGATAACGATCCACCATTTGTTGGCCAACCTGAGCGGCGATGTAGTCGCGCAACAAGCTGACTTTGCCACCCTCGGGCAGAGAGCCGAGTAGGCCAAGCAATGAGCCAAGAAGCTGCTGCTTCGCAAACTGAGAACCTTGGCCGACTGTGCGCGTCGCTTCCACGAAGTCGATATCAAGCATGGCTTGAACTGGAACGCCTCGTTCAGCGCAGCGACGTTGGAATTCAATCGCGTCCTTATCCGACTTGGTAATCGGATTCAGGTTGGGATTGGAGGCTCGGTTGTACCGTTCTTCGAAGAAAGAATCGAGCTGGTTGTAATACCGACTCAGTTGGGTCTTACCGATGGCTGATTGCTGGGAGACAATCGCTTGGATTTCGGTGGCAGTGCGAGGGTTGCCAGACGGTTTGTTGAGCGATTGGCGATACTGAGAGAGATTGCCTTGAAGAACATTCTCAAGGTCCGCGTTGACCGCCATAGGAGCGTCCAGAACGCCAGCAATGTTCTGCTGAATGACTTCGTAGTCTGGCGGGAGAATGGCATACGGTCCTTGTTGAACGACGCTGGTCTTGCTGAGAGCGTTCGGGTTGAGGGGGCGGAAGAGAATCTGGGTGCGAGCGAATGCGCTGTCCACCATCGAGCAGCGGAGACGGTTCTTCAGCTCCATCGCCTGAAGCATCTTGATTCCAAGACCCTTCACGCCGTGATGCTCGCCATCGCCACGGTCGTAGTACATCGGGTGGATGATCTGCTCCCACCGCTTGTACCGACGGAGCTTGCGATACATGAAGTCTTCACTGTCACGCTCATCGATGATGGCATGGCTGATCTGACCATCGAACTCCTTGTAGAAGATGTGCGACATCAGCACTACCTCTGACCGCGCGCTGAACGTGATGTCGTTCGAGCGAAGCTGACGCTGGAAAAACTCCCAATCGTACTGAACACCGGAGCGATACGGCTCGGGCATGGCAGCGCGAATACGCTGGCGAACGTAGTCCACGTTCCAACCAGCAGCCCTTGCAGCTTCCTCGTCCTGAATCTTCTCAAACAGATCGTCAACGCCCATACGGGTGCGGACGCAGGCCACCTTCCAGTCGCTGACGTTTGATTTGGTGCCGTCTGGGACGAGAAGGTCGGTAGCCATGATGGCTTTGCATCGCCAGTTGGAACCGTCTTCGAAGATCAGCGGACCATCGCCAATGAGAACCATCTCTCGCTGCGAGAGCTGCATGATGTAGTCGAAGTCCTTGTCGAGCTTCTGGAGGCGGTCAAACTCTTCGGTGATGATCTTCGACCATTCCTCCCGCTTATCCATGTCGTTGCCGTAAGCAGTACGGACATTCGCATAGGTCGGAACCTCGGCGAACACATCGTAGAAGGCAGACATGGCCAACGTCAGAAACGCCTCCGACTCACGGAAGTTGACGTTGGTACGGAACGCTTGGTTGTTCCGGCGAAGTTCAGCGGGGTTGTACGGCGGATTGCCATCGACCAAGCCACGGAGCTTTGCGCGGGTGTTGTTACGAAGCTCGTCCGCAGAAATCAGCTTTTGGAAGATTTCGCGAGCCGATGCCGCGTCCGCAATCCGCGTCTCTGGAGGGGTTCCGTTTTCGTTGAGCGTCTCCAGCGGCAGTTGAGCTATGTTTCCGTACATGGTCGTTTTTTCCAGCAGTGAGCCGGTAAGTTTTCGTTCTCTGTAGCGTCCGTGAAGCGGTGAAGTGTTTCAATGGGAAACCACACCATGCTTCTGATAAAGCAACCACAAAATTCACAGCTCTGAACCTGCTCATCGTATGGCGTACTGCCGTGCTGCGAGAAGGTTTTTACAGCTTCTTTGAGGACGCGAGCATTGCATCCGGTACATCCAAGTGGCTTGCGATTGAACCGGCAACCTGAGCAGATGTTTGCGCGGCGGTTGGCTTCTTCTTGGCTGACTTTGCCGCCTCCAACCGTCAGGCCATGAAGCAAACTCATGCTGAACCGGATAACGTCGCCAATCTGGAGCGACTTCCGGCCTGCTGGTTTTGGAATTTCAACGTCGTCGTAAGCGCAATCGGCACCATTTTTACAGATGTACTCCAGCATCAAGTCGTCCAAATTTGGCGGGACTTCAATGGCGTTGGCGGCGTAATGCCTCCTGACAAATTCGTGGAGTTGCGGCCATGATCCTGCGAAAACCTCGATTCCGGTTTCTGGAACGCGATAAATCCAACCGCCTGGAAGCCCACGATGATCGTTTAACAGCTTGTATCCGGTATTTGATCCGTACGTCATAAATCGTCGTAGTAAATTGAATCGGCGTCTCGAACGAGCTTTTCCCAGACTTTATCCATCTTGGTTGCTCGCGGTTCAAGAACGGAAGTCTTTCGAACCAAATCAAGAAGGACAACAGCGGCATCGGCCAAGTCTGGCGATTTTCCGGTTCGTTGTTTCATCACGGTCTTGGATTCGACGGATATCTTCCGCTTTCCGTCATCGAACATGCGCGCGCAAAACTCTTGAAGCGTCTCGATATCCATGCCCCCGATGCGCTCTTCGACGACCCACTTTCGCATTGAGAACCAGAGTTCAGTCACCTTGCGGTCGTAAGCCTCATTGCATGGCCGACTATCCTCGTCACTGACCGGAATTGTCGATGGAGAGCCGCCGAACTCAACGCGATGAACAACTCCCCATTCGCGAGTCAGAATGTCCGCAAGACCGCCACCCTCACCGCTTGAATCAAGGGCGAACTTGTCAGGCGGCACTCCCCGCTTGTTGCACTCTTCCTTGACTCGATTGGCTATCTGGTAGTGAACAGGCTCAGTTAGCTGTGCATTGGGCGAAATGTGGATGATATCGCCAAAAAGTATGCTAACTTTATCGTTAGCAGTGCCAACCTTGGCAAAGCGAAGGATACACCTGTCACCGCCGAATCCTGGGTCGAGAGCAGCCACAGTTTCGACGTTTGTACTAAACACCAACTTTTTTGTAGGTGTATGCGTATCAATGAGCGATTCGGACAGCACCGTCTTGACCATGCCGTCAGGACTCCAGAATCCGCGCGTGTACTTCCAGAAAGTAGGACTCTGCTCGCCCTCATGGCGCATCGCTGACAAGACCTGATCGTGGGTGATGAGGTATGGGTATTTTGTCCGACCCTCGCTGATGTTCGGACTCTTCATGCCGTCGAACCGTCGGCACATACCGCGTTCCGTCAGCCAATGTTGGTCTTCAATCGTGACGCTGCGCCATCCTTTGGCAGGAGTGCAGAATCGGCCATGAGGATCGAACTTGGATGCCGGATTGCCGATGACCAGCATCTTAAACTCGCGGCAACCCTTGCTGAGGTTGGTACATGCCTCGAATGCTGCTTCAGGGGTGTCCGTCGCTTCGTCGATGATGACCATCACCCGCTCGGCGTGAATACCCTGAATGTTGGCCACAGCCTTCGAAGTGTTGCCCTCGGCGACGGCAATGGCTGAAATCGAATGGCGGTCGTCACCTTTAATAGCCTGCAACGCCATCTTCGAATCGACCATGTTGCCGGGGAAACCGCGCGATTTCCGAACAAGATCCTGAAGATTAGCCCACATGCGCTTTCGGATCATCTTCGCGGTCGTCGATGTCAGGACAACCGTTGACTTGGCAGGGTTGGCCAGCCACCAGACTGTCGCGAAAAGCGTTGCGCCAAAGGTCTTTCCGCTCGCGCCGCACCCGGCCCACCCAACGTAGTCATGCTCGCAGAGGCTTTCGACTTGAGCTTCCAGCCACGGGTTCCAACTGAGCTTTGGCCATAGCATTTTCGTCGCATTCTGAAAATGTTCGAAAGTGCCTAATCCGCCCTCGTTTGGCTGAAGTCGGTTTCGGAATGCGTAAAGTTCCAGCTCTAGGTCAGGAATCTTGACCGGAGAACGAATTCCATACTTGTGCTGAATAAGTTGATGCTCAGACGCTTGCTCTGCCATAGTTTGGCCTTGCAATAGTTCTCGCTGGACTTGACGTTCTGCGAAAGGAAAATTATGCCGTCGCAACTTGTTTCTTCATCCGGCTGCTGCCAGCCTTGCGACTCCGAGCCGGTAGTCGTGAATATTCCCGGCCCTCAAGGGGCCGCTGGAATCAACGGCACCAATGGCACGAACGGAATCGATTCGTTCACCTACACGACAGCCCAGTTTTTTGTTCCCGGCCTTGGCTCAACGGTCGTTGTTCCAGTCGATAATTCCGATTTTCTTCCCGAATCGGTTGCTGGTCAGTTTTTTGTCTCGATTCAGGGTGTTGGTTACATGCAGGTTCTGGATGTAACTGGGCTTCTTGTAACGCTAAAAAATCCTGCTACTGGGGTTCTTGGAATTGCCAATGCGGTTCCAGGGACAGCGATTCCGTCCGGTTCGCTCATCACGCTTGCTGGAGCAGTTGGACCTCAGGGTGCTTCCGGTGCTTCCGGCGGCGCGCCAGTTGGAGCTTCTTACGTTTGCCGCACATCGGACGGAACGCTAACAAACGAAACTGCCCTCGACTCGCTGTCAGCCGGTTACATGAAGACCGCCGGTTCTGGCGGTGCTGGCGTCGTCTCGACGGTTGCGACGGTTCCTGTGGCCGACATCAGTGGCACGTTGCCGATTGCAAATGGCGGCACGAATGTCACGACCGTTCCAACCAATGGTCAGCTTCTGATCGGCAATGGAACCGGATACACGGTGGCCAGCTTGACCGCTGGTTCAAACGTCACGATTACACCCGGTGTTGGTTCGATTACAATCGCAGCAACGACTGCCACGCCGTTCAACTACGTCACGTTCACTCGAAGGCTGACCGGAAACAATCTGATTGCTTCTGGAGACACCAAAAATCCGTTTAATTCAACTTCATTTCCATCAGGATCTTGGACAACGCTTGACCCTTCGGCAGGATTTACTGCTGCAACAGGTCGATTCACAGTTCCGTACACCGGATACTACAAAATTAACGTTCTGCTCAATTTGCTTGGTAGTGCTGGCGTTTCGAGTGTCATCGTTTTTCTTCGTAAGAATGGTTCAAACATTTTGCAGAGCTTGGAATTTAACGCCACAAACGCTTCTCCTCAGAGCCTTGTTCCGGTTTCACTTTCGTACATCGACCAAGCTGCCGCCACAACCGATTACTACGACATATTGGTTCAGGCTTCCAATTTTGGAGTCAACGTTGCAGCCGGAAGCTCATTCTCTGTTCAACGCATTCAGGCTTAAACCATGAGCGAACGCGCACCACGGAGGTACACGGACGGATCTGTCACCTTTGAGGGTGGCATTGACTCCGGCGTTATGCCGTCTGAGGTGGACAAGAATCAGGTTGCGTTTGCCGTCAACGCCAACTTTCGCGAGGGCTTCATTTCTCCACGCCCCGGTTTCGTTCAGAAAGACTACGACATCTGTGTCACAGTCACTGCTGACAATACCGAAATCACGGCTGACCAAACCAACGTAACCGCAGATGGGTGGTCAGAGGAATGCTACGGCCCTCAGGGACTAACCGGCACGTTCCAATGTGCGCTACCGTACATCTCGGATGATGGACGCACCTTCATCCTGATGCTGATCAGTGGTAAAGTGTGGCTTTACAACTGCGCTGAAAACAATGCCCAGAGCTTGTCGCTTTCTGCTGATTTGGAAAACCCTTCCAATCTGCTCGATGGTTGGATGGTTCAGGCGGAGAACTTTGTCGTCATTCAGGATGGATTCAGCAAGCCGCTGATCTTCAACGGAACAAATCTGCGTCGCGCTGCTGATGACGAAATCAAGTGCGGCAGAGTGATGGCCTATGTCAACGGACGCATTTGGTATGCGCTTCCCGATGGGTTTTCGTTCCGCGCCACAGACATTGTTTATGGAGATGGAACGCGAGCCAGTGTTCTCAAAGAAACCGAGAACACCTTCCTCAATGAGGGCGGCGACTTTGCGGTTCCGTCGGATTCAGGAGGCATCACGGCAATGGCCGTCCCCGGCAATCCAGATACGTCGCTTGGCCAAGGACCGCTTCTCGTCTTCACCCCTCGCTACGTTTTCAGCGTTCAAGCTCCTGTAGACCGCGATGTCTGGAAGAACCTGAACTATCCGATTCAAGCCATCAGCCTGCTAACCAGTGGCGCACTTGGCGCACGGTCGGCTATTACCGTCAATGGCGACGTCTTCTACCGAGCTATCGACGGAATTCGCTCATTCATCATCGCTCGTCGCTCATTCAACGATTGGGGAAATACGCCTATCAGCGGTGAAATGACGCCGATTGTTGAGAATGATCAGTCGAATCTTTTGTGGGCCAGTTCTGCGGTTGTCTTCGATAATCGAGTGCTGATGACGTCTCAGCCTCGCTTCAATTCCGAAGGTGTGATTCACAAGGCCATATCTGTCTTAGATATGGAGCTTGTCACATCGATGCGGAAGAAGGCTCCTCCAGCATGGTCTGGAATCTGGACTGGGTTGAATGTGTTACAGCTCGTCAAGACCGAGAACGCTTACGGGGACGCTTGCTTCGCCATTGCTCGCGGATCGGACGGAACAATTCAAATTTGGGAAATCACCAAGTCAGACAAGTTCGACTCGAACGTTTCCGATCCTAAGAAAGAAATCGAGTGGCTGGTTCAAACTCGCGCTTACAATTTCGAACTTCCGTTCGGACTGAAGAAGCTCGATTCGGGCGACATCTTCATCGATTCCTTAAGCGGTTCGGCGGCGTTCAATGTTCAGTATCGCCCTGACCAATACCCCGGCTGGCTTGAGTGGACCGATTGGACTGAGTGCGCGATTGTCGATCAGTGTCTGACAGGGTTGTGTCCGATAACCAATTTTCAGCCTCAATACAGGCCGAAGATGCGGCTTCCGACTCCAAGCGATATCCCGTGCAATGAGTCGACCAGCACTCCGACTCGGAATTTGTACGAGGTTCAACTCAACATTGCGGTGTCTGGATATTGCCGCATCAAGAGTGTTCGAGTTCACGCTTACGACGTTCAAGAATCTCCTGTCGGTGAGTGCCGAACATACCAAGGATGCAAGGTCATTGATGCCTGCGACGTAAATCCGTTTACCTACACATCGGAATAGTATGCCAAACCTAACGCTCATCACGCTTACCGCGCCAAATCTGCCGCTGACTTACTGCCCGTCCAACTACCAGCAGTTGGCCAACGACATCATCAACGGCACTCAGGCAAATTTTAACAGCTCGATTGGGAATTCGTTCTTCAACTACGGACCGACAACCCCTTCGCTGAACAATCAGATTTACCCGTGGCTGGACGAGAACGGTGAATGGTGGGTTCGCGTCAATGGATACTGGGCTAGGAAAAACCCTGTTGCTGCCAACGGCTCCGAGCGTCGCATTTTTGTTGGCACCGCTGCTGATGTTCTCAGCTACGATGGTGGTGACGGCACGGCGACTTCAACAAATGTGACTTCTGGTCCGATGTGGGTTGTTGATACCGCGTTTGAGGCGCGGTTCCCGGTTGGAGTCGGAGCCTTTGCGGCAAGCGGAACAGTGAATGTCACCGGCACCTCGACGAACACATCTGTTGCCGGTGAGGACAAGCACACGCTGATAGTCGCTGAAACCCCGTTCAACGAACACACGCACGGTGTGGCTCAGTTGGCGATTCCGAATAACGACGATTACTACCTTGTTGGAAAATCTTGGACCGGACTTGGATCGTATCCGACCAAGATCATTCAGGGTGCTGCTGGAACTGGTGGTGGCGGCGCAGGTCCAAGCATCACGACCGGCGAAGTTGGAACGACCAACGCCGACAAGACTGGAAACGACAGCCAGAACGCCATTGGCCATAACAACCTGCCGCCGTTCTACGGTGTTTACTTCATCAAGCGCAGCAGCCGAGTCTACTACACCAAATGAAGCTAATCGTTCAGGACATTCGCTCCACAATCGCTCGGGTCATCGGTGTATGTGTCGATGATGCGCGCGTTTATGATTACATCAATCAGGCGTGTCGAAGGCTTCTGCACAAGGGGTTGTGGGCTGGCGCGTACGGACGCTTCACGATTCATACCGTCGGCGGCTGCATCACTTGGCCGCGTCAAATCGAAACCATCGAAGCTGTAGCCGATTGCTGCGGAGTCGGGACGGTTCGCAACCAATGGTTCGAATTTCAGGAGACTGGCTATGGACTGCTCAACGGGAATCAGGTGTGCATCGGCAAGCAGCTTATTGACCGTGGCACTGTGGTTTCTTACCGCGACATGTCTGGCGGTCTTAACAGCTATCTTCGAGTCTACCCTGGTGACGCTTCGGACGTTGGCAAAACCATCACGTTGCAGGGCGTCGATCAGAACGGTCAGTGGATTCGAACGCAGTCGGGTTTAACATGGATTGACGGAGAAAAGCTGACGCTCGCTTTGCCGTACGTTCAATCGACCAAGAAGTTCACCGAACTGACCGGCGTCATCCGCGAGGCAACGAACACGGTTAGCCGATTGTACGAGTACAATGCGACGACCGCGCTGGAATCGGATCTGGCAGTTTACGACCCTGATGAAACTTTGCCGCAGTATCGTCGTAGCTACCTTGCTGACCGATGTAGCGACGAGGCTGACAAGCCGGTGACGGTCATGGCCAAGATGCGCCACATCAACGCTACGAGCGTCAACGACTACCTCATTCCTCCGTGTCCTGACGCCATCAAGCTGATGGTCATGGCGATTCGCAAAGAAGAGAACGATTTGATTCAGGAAGCAGTGGCCTACGAAGCCAAAGCGGTTCAAGCTGTGCAGGAGCAGACGATGCAGTACCTAGGCGATGCGGTTGCTACCATTCGCATGGTGGGCGTCGGATTGAACGGCGGAGGATTCTCCCAATGGTTTTGAACCTGAACATTGATTTTGCGCTGGAAGAAGCGACGCCGGAGAAACTTCGGCTGCTTCAGGCTGTCTTGGACGCGCATGACATGGCGGCGCGGAACAATCAGAATGCGAGTTCTGGTGCTGCGGTAAACGCTTTCTTTGGAAGCGCGCAGCTTACCAATGGAATCGCTTCAGCCATCCTGACGCTTGGCGATGCTCACGGTCCGATTGGTCCTGCTCGATTCGTTTACGAGCGATTCAACGAGATGGCGTTGAAGTCGGCCATTGAGTCCGGCATGAAGATTCCCGGCTTCGGCAATTCGTTCTTCAAGGATCGAATCGATCCGGCGTGGAGTCACGTTCGCGAGGTTATTGAGGCTGACTTTCCGAATGCGAATGCCCGTATCAATCAGCTTCATGGGTGGATGAAGGAGGCTGGAAAAGATGTTTATCCGAATGCGGCTCTTTACACCGCAGTAATTTGCAGCGAACTAGGAATGATTCCCGGTTCTGAAGCGGCCATCTTCATCTTGGCGAGGACCGCTGCGTGGACATCGATGTGCGTAAAAAATGAAAGGTAAGCTCTTTCAAATCTGCGGACTGCCCCGATTCGGATCGGCATTCATGTCGGTCCTTTTCTCGTTGGAGGCAGACTGCATTGGCTTACATGAGCAGGGTGCGACTGACCCGAACTGGAAACAGTCCATCGAGGAGTATCGGACGCGGTACAAGTACGTCGCCGATTGCTCTACTTACGGTTACCTTCCCAAAGCTGTCGTCAGCGACTCGGTGAAGGTGTACGTCAAGAAGGATGCGGAAGCGTCGGCCAAGGAATGCACCGAGCGATTCGGATACGAGGTTCACTTGCCTTCGGTTCAGGCGTTGCGCGAATACGCTGATTCGTGGGCATCGCTTCATGGCGTGATGATCGTGGAGGAGAACGAGCTTTTTAAGTTGGATACTTTGCGTCGTGTGTGGGTTCATTGCTTCCAGAACGAGCGAGCATTCCCAGAGGAGAAGGCTGCGCGTCTGGTTACCATGAATATCCAACGTCACGAACCTGAGAAGGTGTTCTCGATTGAGAACGGCAATCGTCTTGTGAAGGAGGTTTTTTGATTTATGGGAGCTATTCTAGGTGGTGCAGCAATCATCGGCGGAACGAGCTTGCTTGGTGGCTTACTGGGCAAGGGCAGCAAGCCGAAGATTCCAGAGCTTAAGCCAATCGATTTCGCGGCAGAGCAGCGACAAGCGATTCAGCAGAACATCGCATCGCTCGAACCTGCCACCGAATTGGCGCAGAAGACGACCGCCGCTGAACAGTCTCAGCTTGAGGCGCAGCTTCGCCGCGCGATTCCCGGTTATGACCAGCTCGTTCAGCAAGCCAGCAAAAACATTGGTGCTTCGCTAAGGGGCGAGCTTCCTGCGGATGTGCAGCAGCAGATTCAGCGTTCGACCGCTGGACGCGCGCTTGCTGGTGGATTTGGCGGCGGAACTGGATTTGGCCGTGCGCTGACCGCTCGCGACTTGGGTCTGACGAGTTTGCAGCTTCAGAATCAAGGTCTTGCTCAAGCTCAGAACTTCATCCAACAGCAGCGCGCATTCGGCATGACTCAACCGTTCTCGGTGAGCAGTATGTTTATTACACCGGCACAACGTGTCGGCGTGATGCAACAGCAGCAGCAGGCGCAGTACAATCGCAACCTGCAAGCCGCCCAGGTGGCCGCAATGCCCGATCCTACGATGGCTGCAATCGGAAGCGCGATTTCTCAGGCCGGTGGATTCGCTGGCGGCGCGTACACGCAGCGCGGGTTGATGCAGCAGATGCCGGGAGGATATTCTTCCGGTTCGTACAATCCGCAGAACGACCCTGAGATTTACTCTTTCCCGAGAACAAACATCGGCGGACCAGCCGATTCCGCTAACTGGGGTTAAAATTTATGGCTGACGAAACTCTTCAAGCATTTCAGCTCGGTGCTTCGCTGTTCGACCGCGCGCAGACGCAGAAGCGGATGATGGAGCAGATGCAGATGCAGACTGCCGATCAGTTGATGCGTCAGCGTCAGTACGATCTTCAGAACAAGATCCAGTCGAATGCTTACGCTCAGGCGTTGGAGGAGCAGGCGAATCAGGCTGCTGAGTATGATACTTTTCAGACGTTCAATCAGCAAGTGGCCGATTTCTTGAACAACTCAACTGAAGGTGGAGCAATGCCAGCTCTTCCTCGGTTCAAATCAAAGCAGTTCAATCAGCAAGCAACTCAGATCATCAATGGATTGGAGCCGTATTCTGCCCGTGCAAAACTCATCAAAGAGCAGGCAAAGCTAGCATCGTTCACTGATCAGCTTGAAGCAGCAAGAATAGCTGAGGCTAGAAAGTACAATGCCCTGACGCGCACTTCTGACGGGAAATATGTCATTGATGACGGTCTGATTGCACAGAAGAAATCTGAAGAAGAACAGCTTGGCAGGGCATCAAAACTTGGAAGCATTGGAAAACTTGGAACATCAACCGTACAGAGAATGATTGATGTTGGCCAAATTCCTCAAGAAATAGCACCGCAAGCTCTTCTTGCCGCTGAAAGTTTTGAAAAGTCAAAACAAGGTGCTGTTGCTAAAAATACCGACTTGTTCATTGAAGCTGCAAAAGCAAAGGCAAAAGCATCAGGACAAGAGCTTTCTCCAGCTAAAGAAGCTGAGTTGAGACAGACATTTATCGGCGGCGGCGGACGGCTTAAACCGCTTGAAGCCAAGACAGCGACAAAGCTGGAGGATGAATTTGCTGTCATGGAGACGATTGATTCTCTTCAAGATGGAATCGCAGAATTTGAGTCTCGTTATCCCGGCAAGAAGTTCACCGACTTTCTTGGCGCGATACCCACAACTGAAATCAAGATTCGCTCTCTTGTTCAGACCGAGAAAGATCCAATGAAACAAGACGCTCTGGAGTTGTTGGCCGATTTCATGGGCGTTGTAAATCGCACCGCAAGAACTACGTCTGGGCTGAATGTTACTGAAAGCGAAGGTAAACGAATTGCTCAGGAAATCGGTGGATCGTTCGACAAGAATTCCCTCATCAAACTCGATCAGTTTAGAAAGCGGATTGAGCGGAGTGCGCGCGGGACGATTGGTCGAAACATCGACAAATCTCTTCCGTCGTTCTACGAACGCTGGTCTACGACACCATTTGGAACTAGAACCACCGCTGCATATTCCGTTCCTGCGGTTCCGTTTCAGTCAAATGCTCAGTCCACAGAGTCGATGAGTCTTCAGGATATGCAGCGGTTAATCCAAGAGCTGGAAGCGAAGCAATAATTTATGCCACTTTCACAACAAGAATCTGAGCTTCTTCAGAGCCTTAAAGCCGAAGTCGCTCGGAGAATGGCGTCAAGCAATGCCACTCCTGCTCAGCCTTCTATCCCTCAATTCGAAACCGCTGCCGCTGTCGGATCGACCGCTCAGTTGAATCGGGCTGTACAACAGTCGGCCACTGTTGGCGAGATGCGTCGTCGCGAGGAGCAGGGCCTTGTTTCCGCGCTTAATCCAGAGCAGATCAGGCAAGCGACGATGAGTGACGCTGCTCGGATGGGCGAGGCAATGCAGCAAGAGGAGGCTCGTCTTGCTGCTGCTGGCGCACCGTCAATGTTTGATGAAACTGCACCTACCAAGGAAGAAGTTTCTCAAGGTGTAAGATATGGTGCAGGCCCATTGCTTCAGACAATGGGTGTTCCGTTTCCCGTTGGCCAAGCCATCGGTGAAACAGGTTATCAGTTGATGTCTGGAGAAACTAGCCCTCGAAAGATTGCGGCAGCAGCGGCAAAAGAAGCTGTCACATCTTTAGGTGGTGGGGCTGCAAAAATTTTGCCAGGGCCAATTAGAAGGAATCTTTTTGAAACTGGACAAACACTTCTCAGTGCTGCCGCAAAAGTTCCAATTCAAGGAGCGATGCGAGGTTTGGCCGGTGAGGCTACAAGAGCTTCAGTTGCTGGAGAAGAATGGAAGTTTGATAACTTTCTTGATGCAGCAAGAGATTACGCCGTTGGAGAAACTGCGGGAAGTCTTGCTGGTAACTTGATCGGTGCTGGATATCGCAAGTACAAAGGAGGCGGAGATTTTCTCGGTGAGTTGAGTCGTCCGTTTTACGATCAGTTTCAGAGGAACATTGCTGATAAGGAAGGGGAGCTTGCTGGTAAGCTGGCTAGGGCATATCGAGCAGATCCAGATCAAGTGAAAAACGTTCTTGCTCAGTCTTTCAAGCAGAACTCAACCAAGTCTGGACAAGAGTTTGCCGATGCGGCTGTTGCTGATGTCGAAAAAGTATTCGGAAAACTCGACGAAGAGACGACAAACGCTTTCAGCAAGTTGGCCAACGATTACGACAAGATGGAGTCGTTGACGCTTGGTGAAGCTGTTGGAGTTGTTAAAAACACTGCACAGAGTGTTTACGACAGGAAGAATGAGGCTTTTGGAAAAGAGTTTGACACTTTTCGGGCAGACCCTCGCGTTCAATCAAAAGATTACGACAAGTCGGTTGCCAGAGGCGGTGAACTTTACGGTCCAGTTAGCGGAAAAAGTCTGAACGACCTTTGGAAAGAACAGCAGGATGCCGCAAAAGCAATCAAGTGGGGCGAACCTGTCAAAGCTGGCACTGGCGATCAATGGGCCGCTTACAACCAAGCGAAGGCAAAGTTTGAAGATGCTCTTGGTCAGTTTGAAAAAAGGTTTCCCAAAGATCCTCTCATCCAAAATTTCAGAGACTTGAAGGATCGGTACTCTGGATTCATGGAGGACTACAATACCACTTTTTCAAAAGGAATTCTTAAGGACATCGGAGAGCAAGGTGGATCTTGGTCTTCGATCATCAAAACTCTTGGAGGTTCTGACGGCCCTGCAAAACTTCAGCAGTTGAAGAAAATTCTAGCTGAAGACTATGACGGAATTAAATCAAAGATTGGAAACACGATCTACAACGATCTAAACAAAGGAGGTCAGATCAAGTTTCTGGATAATCTTGAAAACGCGCTTTCAAAAGGATGGAACGGACTTCAAAAAGAAGTTCTTGATGAGTTCTTTCCAAACGTAACTAGAGATGGAATCAAGCAAGCGAGAGCAGCTTTTGAAGTGTCGTCGAAAAGTTTTGCTGAAGATTTCAGGAAGGCTTCACTAGGAAAAGGTGAAGGTGTAATTGCATCTCCAGATGTTGTTCTTGAGTTCCTGAATAACTCAAAAGAGAACGTGACGAAGGTTAAAAACGCACTGAGTGCAGAGACTTTGGCTGACACTCAGAATGCGTTGCTATCTCAGATTGTCAGCGAAGCAAGTAAGAAAGGTCCTATCACAGCTAGGTCGTTCACTCAGTCGGCGGAGTCATGGCAGAACGCTTTAGATGGAGTTTTTGGTCCTTCTGGAAAAACCAAAATCGATGAAATAGCGAAGGCACTTGAAATAGGCGAAAAGAACAAGACGTCGCTTATTTCAAAGTTACTTCCTGGGGTTGCAGGTGCAACTGCATTTGCAAAAGGAACGACGGCTGCTGGGCCGTTTTTTGGAATTGCTGGAAGCGAAAGAGCCTATCGCTGGACTGAAAAACTTCAGTCGAAGATTGTCGGTTATCTCTTGGACAATCCGAACTATCGCGCTGCTGTCATCAAGCCATTTGACCAGCTAACGAACGCCGAGACTCGCATGCTCGACAACGACATCCCGATGATCATCCGAAATCTGACCGTCAAAACCGTCATGTCTGGCGAATGAAAACCTCCCTCTCCAAGAAAGGTAATACTTGGCGTGGCCGAAATGTAACGCTCGACTCTCCTCGGAAGATCGAAGGCGTGACGCCGTATCCGAAAAAGAAGTCTGTCTTCGTGAAGAACGACAACGGCAGGGTAATTGTCCTTCATTTTGGTGACGTTCGATATTCCGATTTCACCAAGCACAAGAACCCGAAGCGTCGGGCCAATTTTCGCTCCCGTCACAACTGCGCGGAAGCGAAGGACAAAACAACGCCCAAATATTGGGCATGCAAAAACCTCTGGTAACTATTATGGACAAGATGCGACTTGGTGGTGGCGGACGTTTCGAGAAGCTGGTTGGCCAGCTTGAGAAGAAGGGCGTGAAAGATCCTGCGGCTTTGGCAAGCGCAATTGGACGCAAGCAGCTCGGCAAGGCGAAGTTCCAATCGCTTGCTGCGAAAGGTCGTCGCCGCGCGATGCGGGAGAAGGAGTCTAGCTCCTCTTACGCTTAAAGCCGTTCGACGGTTTCTTATCAACGACGAACTTCTCTGGCTCCGCATGAGTCCATGAGATGGTTCCAACGCCGCGCTGGATGATGATCGAGCCGACCTTCTTGTCCTCCTTGTCTCTCAATCCAGCGCGGTCTGCCCTCTTGGCCATGCCGAGCATGAAGCGGCGAGGATGATTGAATCCAAGCTCTTTCATCACAATCACCTCTCTCGCCCAGTTGGTCAGGTCTGAGCTTCCGAATCCTGAGTAGGCCAAATCTGCCACGCTCTCAGGTTTGTCGTCCTTTCCCTTCGGCTTCGGGAAGTGATGTACCAGCACCAGGACAACTCCCGTCTCCATCATAATCGGCTGGAGCAGATGTCGCGTGAAGTTGGCGCAGACCTCGATGTCCGCAGGATTGCCGCCCATGTAGGAGAGCAGCGGATCGATGTAGACGATATCCGCCTTCGTCTTCCGAACCAGCCTACGCAGCATCGTGGCGAAATCCGCACCCGTCCGCACCGTCTCGCGGAAGAATAGCATGCCAGCTTGGCGAAGACCTTCCTGCCATCCATGTTGGCCAAAGACCGACATTGCTGCGCCTTTGAGACTGTCGTGTTGATCGGCGATGTCGTTCTCAGCTTGGATGTACGCTATCTTGAGCGGTCGTACCGGCTGCACTCCGAACCAAGCCGCCCCTCTGGCCCAGCACAGACCCTGATAGAAAGCCATCGAGCTTTTGCCGCATCCGCTCTGCCCAACGAATAGAAGCGACGATCCGCGACGTAGCCACCTGTCTCCGATCAGATTGTCAGGATCATTCTCAGGGTCGTAGTCGATGATGCTCTGGAGCGTGAACTCCTGAGGCATGTCCTGAGACTCCAGATAGTCCGTGAACGCTTCCCAATTCACCGACCCGACATTGATGGCCAACAGCTTCTGCTCCTTGCCATCGCGCATCACACCGGCCAAGCGGCTGAACCTGCTTGCGTTCTTGTTCTTCGGATCGATGCCGAGAGCCTCTAGCTGGCGATAGACGACATCTCTCCGCTCGCCCCACTCCTCCTTGTTCGCCGCATCGACTCGCACCCATCCATGCAGACTCTTGCCGCCGGAATCGATGACGACGGAAAGCGGCAGCTTTGACTCCTTGAGAATCGTCCACTGCTCGTCCTTCGTCTTCTCATCCATCTCGACAAGGACATGTCGGAATGATGCTACGCCGGAATCTGATCCGCTTTCATCGAGACATGGATTGACTCTGACATACGCGCCACGGCTATCAGGACTGTTCCACATGGAACTAATCGGCGGCGTGAAATGATGCTTTATCCAATCATCGCGCTTGAGGAATGTACCCTTGGAAGCTGGCCTACATCTGCCATCCTCGTCGCTTACGATATCATTGCAGATACAGACAACCTCGTCCGGTTCGAAGCATGCCTTGAGAAAATCGATGGTTGAAAATCTGAATTCCGGTTGCGGAATTGCTTGAATCTTTTGCACGACGAACTTGCCGGTAGTCGAGACTGGCGTTCCACTCTGCGCCGACAGAAGCCAGCCCTTCGGCTTGTCGTGCGCCACGTTCATCGCCTGATTCACCTTGTGGGCCAGTTCATTGGCATTCCACGGTGGAACGCATTTCTCGTTGTACTCGGCGAGCAGTGCTTCAGCCGATCCTCGCGACAGCTCAAAGCCATGCACCAGAGCGGTGGCTACTGCGAAGGTTGCGTTATGACCGCCCTGTCCGCTGATGGCACCGGGGGTGTTACGAAGCCATGCTCGCGCACGGTCGATATTTGAATTGCTCATTGGATTCCAAGTTGTTTACGCGCTAGTTCTCCAGACTTGCCAAGATCGGTCTTGGCGATTTCCTGAAGAACAGAATTTGATTTCTCTAACTTTCTGAAAAGGAGAGCCAGCTCTTTGGGCGTCATCAGGTACTTGCTCCAATGCTGGATGGCTATGGAGCGAGACTGGAACTTCGCAAAGAGCTGCTCTTGTGCGGCGATGTAATGATCAGGGCTTCGCATCTATCAGCACGAACTTGGCCTTGAATTCGGCTTTGGTTCGAACGTAGAGCTTTCGCTTACCTTCCCGCATGTAAACCACGCCGGACCATTTAGTTTCTCCGATCCGTATTTCTACGTCGTCGGAGAGGAGTTCAACCTCCACCGAGCTGTTTCCTGAGTTCTTGTATTTCATCTTCGGAAGCATCGTCGAGATGGCCCACCCCAGCCGACTGCCATCCGCTGTCCGCATTGCGTTTTGGCTTTGCCGGTCTGGTCATCCACCCGCGAAGAATCGCATAGTCGATGAGGCGCGGAGCTTCCTTCAAGAGTTGTTCTCTGGAGATTTCAGATGCTTTCATCGGAGCTGCTGTTTCGTTTGATGGCACGACCGCGACGGCTGTTGGAGCGTCGCATTCCGAGTTCGGTTTGGTCTTCGCTGGCGAATCCACGGCGGATAAGCCACTCCTTGTACTTCTTGTCGATGTACGCGAAGTCGATACGCGGGGTTGATTCATCGGCATCGGCGATTCTTACTATCTTGCTCGTATTTAGACTCATAGGTTTTTAGTAGTGTTTTGTATGCTTTCTGTGTGTCGGTGCAGTCGATGCACAGGTCGAAGTCTCCACCAATCGTGCATCCGCAGCCAAGGGCTTTCGCTAGTTCCTTGGAAATCCATCTGAAATCGACCAGCTCATTCTTGAGGTCTTCTATCTCCTCGCTGTCGCTCATTTGATGACGAATAGGATGAAGTACGCGCTGGTGATGACGACGCCCATCGCGAACGCGGCGATGAGCATTTGCTTCAGCTCCTCCGGCGACGGTGGCCGATTCATCCTGCGGATCATCTGCCGCCTCCTTGAGCGTAATGGAGAATGAGCAGGGCGTCACAGTTCTTAAGCGTTACGTCTAGGTGAGGATACAACTCTTGCGCCTTGGCCTTGAGCTTGCGCTTCCACTCCGAATAATCCTTACACGATGCTTTCCCGCCTAAGCCTAGAGGAGCCTGCCACACTTTGGGAGCAACTCTGTGAAGAGCGTATCCGTAAGCATAGGCAGCAGCTTCAACTCGACCGAGGTTTCTGTGAAGTACGGCCATCGACGAGCTTTTCGTCATGGGAGACACAAAGTTCGGAAGCTCCTCAATCCATAACTCTGAGTTGGCCACCTTGAGCTGATTGATCAGCGCGCAGATGTCCGGCAATGATTCCGGCATCTTGAACAGGACGATTCCGTCCGGTGTATTGACTGCGAATCCGCCTCCGACACCAGGATCAACGGCTATGATTGATTTAGTTTTGTTCATGTTTGTAGACTGATAGATTTCTTCGACACTCATCTTGCAAAGCGTGAATGCTCGTTTTCTTGGGTAGTAGATGTCAGAGAGCGCATCCACCTTCGCACTCAAAGTTGAAGGCTGATTGACCGCGCTCTCCGTCGGTCAGTTGAACCTCTTTCAGCGGGCGACAGCTCTTGTGGATGTAGAGCTTGTCGTTGGAATGTTTTGAATTGCTTACAACAACTCCTTCAACTCGAAGGGCATCGTCGATTTCAACAGCTCTAGCCCATCCATCCGAATCTGATTCTCTAAGTTGTAACCATTCATGGTCTGACTTGTACGGACAGAATACACAGGCAGAACGCGGAACCTGATGCGGGATTCCAAACGCTTCTAACCACTTCACGCAATCCGCTCTGGTCATCATCTTGTCGCAGAGCGGGAACTCGGGTTCAGACCAGTGCGGACTATTGCCTTTGATGCGTGTGGCTCGACCTGCTTCATCGAGGCTGATTCCAAAAAGCTGTGTCAGCTTGGTTTTGATGCGCTGACCTTTTTCAAGCCCTAGAAGCTCTCTGCGAATGAATCGTTCGATTGGAAGAATCTTGTACTCACTTGTACATTGTCTTCGTGTTATTCCAAGAGGCTCTCCCTCTTTTTGGGCTGTGAAAGCTGGTATTGCTGTAAATCTTTGACCAGTTGAATTGACTCCATGAATCAGGTCGTTTCCAAGAATTCCAGCAGACACAACATGGATGATTGGCCCACCCAGACTCTTGAGCCACTCCATGTGGGCGTAGACTGACTTTGGCTCTTCTCCAAGATCAGCAAAGATGGCGCAATCAATCGGCGCAATCTCGCCTTTGATAGCCATGAGGTAGAGCGTCGTGGATTGTACGCCACCTCCGAGGTTCAGGATTCTCATTTGCTGTAATCCCTTATTTCGCCGCGTTTCACCTTTGAAATCCATCCAAGGCTGACCGCGTAGTCTTCCTTGATCTGCCGGTATCGTTTGCCCGACTTGATATCCTGAAGAACCTCGGAAACAACCGCTTGGGGTATGTGTCCGTTCAATGGGACGTAATTGCTAATCGTTCTCATTTTAGTAGCAAAGGACCGTTATTTGTTCGGCAGCGATTCTAACTGCGCTCTTGGTTTCGCCGCCATCACTCCACTTCTCAACCTTCACTCGGCCTTTGACACGCACCAGCGCGCCATTGCCGACTTCCATGATCTTTTCGGCAACCTGCCCCCATGAAGACAGCTCGAATTCATCGTAATCTTCGTGAAATCTGCCGTCCGCATCCGTCCAATGGCGAGCGATTGAAATGACGCGGCGCACCATAAGCGCGCCTGTCTTGGTTTCGGTTTGACGGCTGATTCCTCGTAGTTCGCCGATCAGATAAACCACATTCTCTGTGGGCGTGGCTGTTTCGTTTGTTGTTGTAATTGATGCACTCATTGAAATACGCAACCTAGTTCTCGGTAGCACTTCATCCGCTTCTTCGCGTGGAACGCTCCGATGGGATGAAACTTGTCCGAAAAATCAACGATTGTCGCACAGTTTTTGGTTTCTGTTTTTCGCAATGCGCGACTCGCCCTCTGAATCGTCTTCTGCGACGACCGACCGCCGCTCACCATGATGAGCAGTTCGACATTGGGCAGATCAAGTCCTTCGTCGGCCAAACTTGTGGCAATCATCGTTCGCAGGTTTCCAGCCTTGAATTCCTCCATGTAGGCGCGCCTGTCCTTCTTCCCAATCTTGGAATGAACGAGCCGAGAATTCGGAATCCAGCTCTCGTACTCTTCTCCCAGCGTGATGCGCGGGATGAGGATGAGCGTCTGCATGTCGAGGTGTTCCAGCGCGTAGTTGATGGCGTATTGGTTTCGCTCACGGTTCTGGCAGATGCCGATGTCCACAAGTGATTCCCAAGCGCACATGCGCTTCAGCTCTTCGTCGGTTATCCGCATGTACTTCCTGCGCGTCGTGAAAAGCCGGTCGATGTTGTCGTCAATCTTCTGCTGAAGATTCAGGTCGGTTGCGTCGCTGATTTCGAGGTATGCGTCGGCCAATGAATCCCCGATGTCGCTGCGCTTGATTTCGTAGGTGCGGTTGAAGAACAGCATTCGCGTCACCGCATTCCGCTCATCATCGTCGCACCAGGGAGTCGCATCGAATCCGTACCTAAATCCTTTGCAGGACTCGATGATGCGACGCCATCCGACAGCAGGGCTGTGCTTCGCTTCGTCAACGATCAGCAGACCCATTCCGCTGAAATCGACTGACTCATGCGGACATCGTATCTGAACCAAATCGTCAGGAATTCCAGCAACTCGAAGTGCGGTGCGCGCTTGCTGGCAAGTCTCGCGGGTAGGAGCGAGCCAACCGCATCCGAATTTGAAATCCCATCCGATTGATTCGTAATGCTTGATGATGCTCGCGGCAATCCATGTCTTGCCGCTTCCAGCCGGTGCGATAATCAGGCCGTCGCTAGTTTTGGCCCACTCTACTGCGTTCTTTTGGTAGTATCTCAGATTCATAGTTTTAGGAAATTTGCCCCTCCGCCTACTGCTTCATAGCGAGCGAAGGGGATTGTGCCGCCCACACGGGAGGCTCCGCTATCATTCGTTAGCTGCTGGCGGTAGGGAAGGTACGTTCGATTGCGTCGTGGCGTACTTTCCGTCCAGCAGCTTTCGCAACGCCTGAGTAGCGAGAAAGCCGATCTTCAATCCATTCTGCTCGCAGTATCTGCGAAGCTCTTCATGGAGTGCTGAGTCGATGGTGATTACGTTAGATTTCTTCTTTGGTTTCATGGTTTCTCGCTTAGCTCTTTGATGATCTTGGTCCTAGCTCGACCCTTCGCTTTGACGATGAGTTGCAGGATGATGATGGGATTCACGGTTGAAACGTGCTGCCAGTATGGTCTGGCTGCGTCGAGTTCCCGTGCGCGGTCGATGTCCACCACAAGCACTTCGCTGGTCATCTTGTGCTTGTAGACGAACGCGACTGACAGGTTTGAGGGCATGTTCACAGCTTGGCCTCCTTCTTGGCCTGTTTCCATTCACGCAAAGCGGAATCGACATCCATGCCACCCATGTGGCTTCTGTTGAACATCATCCAAACCAGAATGCTGTCCCCAGCGTCCTCGATTCGTTCAATGCGCTTCTTCAACGCTTCGTTCTCTGCTCGCAGTTTGTCGCGTTCCTCAAATAGGTCGACGACCAGCTTGTTGTTGAAGTCACTCACGGCTTGGCCTCCTTGGCCTGTCTCCAGTTGATTCGCACCGTGACTGGTGTTTCTCGGCCTAGCCATGAGTCCAAGTCGTCTCCAGCCTTCTTTAGCTTCTTGATCCGGTCCTGCAGGTACTCGACCAGCTCTTTCAGCTCGTTCACATCGGATTGAAGCTCGCGGATCTTTGTGGCCTGTGGGTCGATTGTAGTCACCGTATTCGACGTTGGTATTGTGTAGTCGCTCATTTGCACTCCTTCCATTTGAATTGATTTTTACCCGCGCAATCGACCACCCACTCAGCGTGGCCTTTCCTCACGGCTTCTTCGCGCATCATGCTCTTGCCAAGCTGATCGCCCCACAGGATTGCTAAGGACAGAAAACAACCTGCTACAAGTCCGTACATGCATTGTTCTAAAAGTGAAATTCTACTCACGGCTTGGCCTCCTGCTCACGCCACAACAACAGATCCGCTCGCATAGCATCGTTCTCCTGCTCTAGTTGGGCGATGCGCATATGCTGCTCCGCTAGTCGCTCCGCTGCTTCAGCGACTGCCGCGTTGGCCGCGCCATCGTCGGATTGAATATCCTGAGACAATATCCGCATGGCTGCGATTAGTGTTTCGGTTGAGGTTTTCACGGCTTGGCTTCCTTGGCTTTGTTCCATTGCTTGATTGCTTCGTATTCTTCATCGTCGTTATTTGCGTTCAGTATCGCATCCCCCGCCTCCTCCAGCCGACGAATCCGATCAGTCAGATTGAGGGTGTGAATATTCAGTTTACTGAACATCTCATTGGCCGCGTTGAGTTCGCGTTCGAGTTGGCGGCAGAAGTCGGCATCACAAACCTGATACATTGATTCATGCGGAAAGAATGCTTCGAGATTCGCCCTCGGTGTATCGCTCACGGCTCGTCCTCCACTTTCACCATCGGAACAAAGTCCAGCGTGTTCTCTTCGTTGATTGCAATTCCCCAGCCGTTGCGACGGCAGAAAAGCTCGGTTGCATTGTAGACCTCCATCATCGTCTTTTTAGGCAGATAGAGAGATAGAAGCCCTTGGAACGTGATGCGGATTGTGTCTTCGTCGCTCACGGCCGTCCCTCCTTAATGATCGCCCAAACGGCTCGCTTCTTCACGCCGATAGCCTTCGCCACGTAGGCCAAGCTCTGACCTTCGTTCCACAATTTCCAGGCGCGTCTGGCATTGAATACCGGAACCGGTGCCCGTGCTGGCACCGCAACTGGATCGGGGAAACTGATCCACCCACGGGCGACTGCGTTTGAGATGAGTGCGTTCACGATTTACCTCCATTGATTACGTTCCAGATTACACTGTGCGACCGTTTGAATTTCTTCGCTAACTCACGATAGGTGTACGTCGGATTCTTGCGCTTGGCCTCGATGATCGCTTTGCATTCGGCATCGGTCATCTGTCTCCAGGTGCCGCTGGGTTGCTCTTCGATAATCGGAACCGGTGGCTGCTTCCCGATCACACGTTCGATGGCTTCACGGGAGAGTTTCATCTTTGAGGATCCAGGTTGGGGATTGAATGATCTGGATGGAATCGCCGTTGTACCCAGGCCAGCTGTCGGTGTCTTCGCAGACCATCCACTGGCGGATCCACGACTGCCACGTGCTGGACCCCTTGTCCAAGGATTCGGTGTCCAGCTGGTACACAGCGACCGCGTAGGGCGCTTGGTCTTCGACGCAGATCCACTGCCATGCGCGTGTCTCGCCGGTGATGTCCCGGTACAGGTCACGGTAGTAGGCAGCCTGCACGTCATAGCGCAGCTGGCCAATCTGGCGCCGGAACCCGGCCTTGCTAGCATCGCGGCATTTCTTCAGGTCCACGATTACCGGGGTCGTGTTGGGCAACCAGTCGATCAGGCCCTTGCGTTCGCAGGACTCGAACTCACCGAACATCCCGACCTGCGCTTTGCCCGGTTCCGCAAACAGGCGTCCCGCAACCGGGTGTTCGCGAACGGCCTCGACCATGCGCTCGACGGTTTCGATTGCGTCCTGCTTGAACACGGTGACGCCTCGGGCCTCCTGCTCGTCTCTCCAGCTGCGTGCCTCCTTGGTCCGGTAGTCATCGAATGGCGACGTGGTCCAGAGGTACGGCGTGCCGAGGACTTTGTGATCCAGCAGGGAGCCGATAGCCATGGCCTCGGACGGTTCGCGCTCTTCCTCAAAGCCGACCATGGCGTGCGCCGGTGACCGCGAGAAGGCCTTAAGGCTGGAGATGTTAATCGCCGGGTGTTGGCGATACGTGTGTACGTCGATGGGGTGGACTAACTTCACAGCGCACCTCCAGCCTTCATCATTGCCCGACCAATGCCGCGCTTGTTGCGGATCACCCACTTCTTCAGGTCTTCAGTCAGATCATTCGCCGTCGGGTACGCCTCGGGCGTCGGCCACCAGTTCAGTTCGGTGGCGAGTTTCACCAGCTGCTCGTAGGTCGCACCAACCGAGGCCAGCGTGGACTCGACGGTTTCTTCAACCAACTCGGGCAGCGGTGCCGGGGTGGCAGGAGCCTCGACCGGTGCGGGCTCAGGCTCGGGAGCCGGCGCAGGTTCAGGTTCAGGCACAGGCACAGGCTCAGCGACCGCGATGGCTTCGGGCTCGACCTTCTTCTTGCGCGGCTTGGGCTCAGGCGGATTCGGGGTCACGTCCACAACGGAACTGGTCACGGTGGTAGCGACAGACGGCTGCACGACCTGTTGGGCTACCTGAGTGTCGTGGATCTCTTCCGAGGTGTGCATACCCAGCGCGATCTCCGGCGCATAGGCGCGGCACCAGAACGCAGCTGCGCGGTACTGAAGCATCTGCTCCGGCATGGTCTTCCATTTACTGCCAGACTTGCCATACCAACCCTCGGCCTTGGCCATGGCGATGGTAACCAAGGCGCCGACCAGTTCGAGATTGCCCTCGCGCTCGACAGCGAAAGCGCGGCAGCCCCAGTCATCCGTCCCCTCTTTTCCGACCCAACGGAAACGCATCGGGGAGAACCGGCCACAGGAGTTGACGGTGGCGATCAGGAACGAGGCAGACCACGTGGGCTTGCCGTGGATTGGAACCATCGACTGCATCACGGCCATGACAGAGGCGCCGATGCGCTGACTGAGTTCGAGCGCGATGATGCAGTTGCCGAGGTTGGCTTCGCCCCGATACGAATCAGGAACGAGCGTGCTAGACGCAAGGGCCTTCGCCATGCGTTGCACTGAGACGAACGCGTTCTCCGAAGAGAAGGCGCTCAGGGGTTGCGATTGCTGTGTTGTTGCGACTTGTAGGTTGCTCATACGTCAGTCACCGTATAGCAACTGACGTCACGTGTCTAGCGTAATCAGAACGAATTTTTCAGATTTGTTCGGGCATTTCTGCGAATGCGGTCTGCGTTCTTGTCGATGAAGTCCGCTGCTTCGGCAGGCGGGAGTGCCAGCAGACGCTTGGAATTCTGCTCAATGAACTTGCGATAACCCTGACCAACGGCCCGTTGGTAGGCGTATTTCTCTTCGCGGGTCATCTCGCGGCGAGTGCCGTTCTCGTTGACCTTCACGGTGATAGCAGGCGTCGGCATAAACACGCCACGACTGGCGAGTTTGCCGAGAGTGCCCCAAGCTAGATCATCTTCGCGCTCCTTGGCCCATCGACTCCACGGATACCGCTCAACCTTAACCGGCTCACCCAGCACGTTCAGGATAGGCCCCGGCCCAATCTCGCGACGGCCGAACGGCACCTGCTGGAGGAAGTATTCGTATCCGAAGTTGCCAGCCTCAGTCTTAAAGATCGACGGATCAGACCACGCATCGACTTCTTTCAAGATGTTGGGAACCAAAGACCCTGCTAGGCGCGAAACGTAGCGCGGGAATGACTTCTCGATGAACTCGTCGGTGTCGTACTTGTAGGCGTTGGCAAAGCCTAGAAGCTCGGTCAGACCAGAGATCGCAGTCGAATCCTTGACGATGAACATTCCAGCTGCGGCGCCATCTAGGATTTTTTCAACGATGTTTTCCTGGGACCACTTATCCGGTGAGAACAACTGGCGATCTCGGAGTTCACCAATAGTTGCAAGCACACCACCGAAGCCCAGCTGGCGGTAGGACACGTAGGTATTGCCAAACCGAATGGAATACGGCTGCCGACCTTCCGCTAGCAGCTGTTTGCGCTTGTTTGGATCGAGGGACTTAAACGAACCGGTAATGTCGATGTTGCGATCCTCTTCCTTGTCATCATCACCGAGAAACAGAGCGCCAGCATAGATGCCAAGCGCAGTTCCAAATGCTGCCTTCGCCAAGAGAAGGTCGCGGCGCGACTCGGAAAACTTCAGACCGTATTCGCCTTCTGACCTTCCAGGTGCGGATTGGTAGTACCGAATAAACGCAACTGGGAAAGCGAAGTTCAGAATTTCGTTTGCAGAGTTTGCTGCGAACCGCAGGAAGTTTGTTCCCGACAGGACCTTGTAAAGCGTCTTGCCCTGAGCCGCTTGATCGAGACCACGGTACAAACTCCCAAGGATTCCCTGAGGCGTTTCAGTAAACGTGGTCATCTCGCGAATATCTTTCGCGGTCAGCAAGATTTCGACGGGCAGTTTCTCTTGGATGATTTCGCGGGTGCGCTTGTTGACGAGTTCAGGACGGGTGCCTTCGGCGATGGCTCGCGCTCGCGCCGCAGCGACCGCCTCTTTCGACGGAGTGAGATATCGACGCGCAACCTCGGGGCCGTACAACTTGCGTAACGCGTATGCCTTGGCGGTTGAGTCAGACATCAGCGCAGTCATGTGATCAAGCGCGTTGATGAGTCGGCCAACGTACTTGAACTGACTGATTCCCTTGGCAAACAAATTGCGAGACTGACCTAGTCCTTCAAGTGCGCTTCCCGGCTGGTCAGGGTTGAAGTTGACAGAGCGGTAAAGCTCGCCACGCCAGAGCATGGGCCAGAAGTCGCGGATGCCTTCATCGAGACCCTTAAGCGCGGAGTAGGCTACAAAGCCGGCATCCTTCTTTGCCATGCCAGCAAACATGGCTGTGTTAAGAAATCCGTTCCACACGTTTGCCCAGTTGTCCACCTGCGTGCGAACGCCTGATAGCACGGCAGCGTACCAGTAATCGCGGAGTGCATCAGAGAACCGCACACCGCCTTCGCGGGCCATGAGGCGGAACATCTGCTGGATGATCTCGTTGCGGTTGACTCCGCCTTGAGCCTGTGCCTTCTGGGCCAGGTCGGTGATCTTGCGGGCCGTGGCGCCGTTTAATTCAGCGACACCAAACTCAGGCGCCACTGCATCGCGGAACGCCTGTTCCCATAGCAGGAAGGTATCGGGACCATCCTGAATCGAGAAGCTGCCCGGGGTGGCTCTCGCAATGTTGGCGTACTTCAGGATGCGGGGGAGAGATCGGAAGAGCTTCTCGCGAACATCAGGTTTTACGTTCGGCAGCGGCACCTTCTTCTGGAACTCAGCCCGGAAGATTTGGTTCCGCTTCGTTTCCCAGGCTTTGGTCAGGAGGTTGGTGATCTCCGCAATGCCAGCAGGGCTCAGGTTGCGCAGGCGGGGGTCAGCCAGGATAACCTGAAGCATCTTCTGCCGCACGGAGCCCTGGGTATCCAGAGCCTGAGTAAGGATGTCCTGCCACTTGATCTCGATGGGAGGGCCGTCAGGCTCGCCGGGGACCTGCTTGATCTTGCGGAACTCGCGGGCGAACACGTTGTCCGCCTTCTTCATGGCCTCGCGAATCTGGTTTACCGCCTCGCGGCCAGATTCGGTAAGCCATTTCCGCACCTGCTCAGACTCAATCTTCGAGAACGGAATCAACTCATCCTGACGCTTGCGAATCAGGTTGCGAAGGATCATCGCCGGCTGCGCCCACCAGAAGCGTTCCTGGGCGAGCTTGCGAGCGGCCATCGCCTTAGCAGTGACAGCACCAAGCGACTTCGCTGACTCCGCCAGTCGCTTCTCAAGGTTCAACGCTCGCAGTAGTTCGACGTCGTTCTTGGCTCGAGCGATGTCCAACTGGTTGCGTTGGATGATTTCCCCAAGGATGTATTCCTTGAATGCGTTGTCGATGTCTTCACCTAGCACGACCTGATAGGCGCGCTCCAAATTGCCATTGAAGAAATCAACCCACTTTCTTGCCTCGGATGCCCAGTTCTCATCGGTATCCTTGCTGATGTCTCCGAGGAATAGGCCGCGAGAAGGAACGCGCACATCCGGCGACGGCGGCTGCGGACGCTCAGGTGTGCCAGCAGGGATCTCCTGATTCGGGAAAGCCTTGATGTGCTCCTCGAAGTTTGCAGCGGTCTCCGGCTCGTTCTGCAACTGGACGTGGGACTTGATGTAGTCCATGCCGGCATTGCGAGCGGCCACCCATGACTTCGTGGACTGATAGATGCGCAGCGCGATCTTCGAGGCTTGGAAAACGACGAAGTTCGACAACGCGGCGACGGCCTCGAAGGCCTTGCCCCGGGGATCGGTTGCGGCGATTACCTTCTGGAGGGCGGCCTCGACCCGGTCGGGGCGTTGATTGCGCTCAGCCTCAGCCTCAGCGGCCCGTTGTTTCCGCAGCTGGACTAGGCGACGGGCTGCTCGCTCTTCGGCATTTCTGAGAGTTTGCGAAGCAGCCGCAGCTGCTTGGCTTTCAGATCGCGCCTGTCCTGCTCCTCGAAGTTCAGCACTTCGTCGAGCAAGCTGCTCAACTTGGTTTCCGTAACCAGCTTCGGCGAGGATGCGGCGATATTCTCCATCGGCAAGAAGCGTAGCAAAGTCGGGAGTGCCCGCAATAGCTTCCTCGGTAAGCTCGCCAGCCCGCAGGATTTCAAGAGCGTTGCGGGTTTCTCCGCGCCTATCTTGAAGTTCGTATAGCGTCTTGGCCCAACTCCAGACGGTTTCCTGAACCTCCGCTGGAGTCCATTGGTCGCCGGTAAGCTCGGTAAGATACTCCGCAGTGGCGCGCACCTTTGCTGACATGGCAAGGTAACCAGTCCCTTTTCCGGGATCAGTACCTGCGGCGTTCAGGCTTCCGCTAAACATAGCCTGATCGACTAGGGCAAAGTTTGCCATCCACGCGTCGTTGGTCACCTCGTTGACCACACCACGCAGGTTCAACATGAACGAGTTGACCTTAGGTCCACTCAGAGTAACTGAGGTTGGATCTTCCGAACTAAGAGCGCGAACCGAGTTGTTGATCCACGCATCAAGAACGCTCTCTTCACCTTTGTTCCCCTGCACCGAACGACCCATTACCGAAACGATTGCGGCGCGATCAGTTGGGCGCCCAGCTAGGTTCCAGTTTTTCCAAACATTGAGTGCGTTTATCAGGTTGCTCTCAACGCTGGTTTGCGGGCTAAGACCTGCTAGCAACGCAGCAAATCGAGGAGCATCGACTCCAAAGACGTCGATAAGTGCTTCAGCCGATTTGCGATACCAACCCCGTTTAACTGCTCCACCAAGGGCAGCCGCAGCAAACTCAGAGACAGACGGCAGTTTGTTAAACAGATCAACAAACCGTTTCTTTGTATCCGACCGCAACTTGCGGCGTTCCTCTGGAATAAGGTGACGAGCTTTCTGCTTGTACCCGCTGAGTTTTCCGTCATCAACAATCTCTGAAGCTGAACGACCCAGAACAAGATCGGTTTCAAACTGATTCCGCACGGCCTCAAGATTAACCTTGGCAGCCTGTTTCTCGTTTAGGTTAGTGCGAATGTATTCGATTGCTGCGTCGATTGCTTGCGTGACCGCCCTGCCAGCCCGTAGCGCGTTTTGGGCGGTGATCAACGCACCATTCCAGACGAGCGCAGGAATCCCAAGGACGGCATCGAATGTTCCGCCGGTATCAACTTTGAGGTTTTCCAGCTTGGCGATTGCTTTGTCTACCTTACCGACTGGAGCAGGTGTAGGCGCCGCCGCCGGAGCCTTCCGCCGCTTATCCAACTCCATGCTCAGGTAACCAGCAAACTCGCTGAAGGCATCAGTCGTGTCCTCGGCGCTTCCCATGGACTTCTGAACGCTGGCGATCTCAGCGGCATCTCTGGCTGTGATGTAACCGGCAGCAACGGCCTTTTTGACCATCGCACGCAGCTTGGCCGGAGATTCGAGATTCGTAATCGCGCCATCTACATCTTCGATGAATGCGGCGAGCTTCTCGTTGGGATCGGCTTGGGGTGCGGGGGTGGGCTTGGCCGGAGTGGGCGCCGGCGCGGGCGCAGGTGCAGGTGCCGGACGCTCCGCTGCGGCAATCGGCTGCGGTGCCAGCACGATAACAGCGGGCTTCTTCTGAGTTCCACCGGTGCTAGTGCGAGCCAATTCCTTAAGCTGGGCACGCACGGTCTTGCCATGTGCCCGAATCTTTTCGGGCGACATACCGGAGACCTCTACCGCCCAATCCATGAATTGCTGATCAGCCTCTGACGGTTTCTCCTGAGCAAGGATGTAAGCGGCTCGATCGAAGTCACTGCCTAACGTCGGCAGAAACACATTGCTGCCAAAGTTGTACCGGGGAGTTGACCTCGCGAGTTCCTTCGGGAGCTTGGCAGAGTGGATTTGATCCGCAGGTGAAACGCCCTGAGCGGCAGCAGCAGGTCGCACACCTCGTTTCGCCGCCCGCATTTCAGCCTGTTTCTCTGCGGCTGACTTCCGGACTGCCGGCGCCATGTATCCTTCAGGAAGCGCCTGCGGATATTGTTTCCGGAGAAAATCAATGCGCGCTTCTGGCAGCCGATCGAGTGTTTCAGCCTTCAGCTGCTTTCCGCTTTCGGCAGCACTACGAATCATCAACCAGTATTCCAGGTTTGAGTCTTCCTGAGAAAACTGAGCGCGAACCTCGGCCTCGGTGAGATCATTGGCCTTGGCGATTTCTTTGACCCGCTTGGTGTAGTATTGCTTTTCGGTGAGTTCTTCGTCGGGCTTGATTGCAGGTGAAGGGGCAGGAGTCGGAGCAGGCGCAGGCGCCGGAGCAACCTCCGCCTTTACTTGCTGTACTTCTTCCGGGGTGACTTCGGCTTCGGCCCCTCCGACTTCGGCAGGCCGCCCTCCTTGATCCATTTGTCGCAATCCCACTTCGACTGGGGGTTGCGGTTCTTCTCGGCGTAGCACGCCTTCATCTGGGCCTTGTTTTTGAACGGCACTGGGTGCGGGGGTTGTGGGTTGTGTTGCAGCCGGCTCGGTACCCAATCGGGCGCGATAGGCTGCAAGAGTGATAGCACCTTCCTCGCTGAGTGTGCCGGCATCTTCGGCCGTGATCAGTTCATCGAGTTCATCCTGCTCATCGGCGGTCAGGCCGGTCTCGGTATCGACAGGTGCGGCGGGTGCGGGGGCAGGCGCAGGGGCAGGAGCCTTCCCGACAACCGGAGCCGGAATGCCCATCTTCTGGTGCATCAACGTTAGCTCCGCAAGCTCATCTGGATTGATCGTGCCAGCGTCGGCTTTTAGTCGCAGCTGGTCCAAACGGATAACATCAACTTCAGGCGCGGGTTTGGGCTTAGGCGTCGGCGTCTGTGTAACAACCTCATTCTGGCCAGTAACCCCAGTCTCCTGGGACATCTTGAGAACATCTTCGGCAGTAATCTCGGCTTCACCCTCTTGCTGCGTATCTTCAATCCCGGCCACGGTGGCGTTAGCACGCGGCAATGGGTTTGCGGGATCGCCTCCCAACGATTCAGCCGCAGCATCACCCAAGTTGGCATTTCGGCGTGAACCAACCAGACCACCAACAGCACCTCCAGATATGGATCCAATGAATCCGGCCTGTGCAACACCATCAAGCCACCCTCGTTCGGGATCATACACCGCAGCGGCAGCAATGTTTCCTCCAAGCTGCTCAGCCGATTCTTGGACACCTTCAGTTGCCAGCGCCTCGACAGCGCCACGGACACGTTCAGCACCCGTGACTCCAAGGAACTTTCTTTGGAACTTGGCAGACTTGGGAACCAACCTCTCGGCAAGCCGTGCTCCAATGCCTCCGATTTCGCCAGTAGCAAAGCGTTGAACAACTTTAGGTGCTGCTCCCAGCAATCCCTCGGTGACAGCTCCAATGGGTGCGGTTGTAACAAACGCCCCATATTTCATCTGTTCGCGGCGATCTTGAAGATCCGCAGCGACATCATACTGCTGGTTGGCTAGAGCCTGAGCAATACGACGGTTGATCGTAGTGTCAGCCTCATCAAGCGCCGATTCACCTGCTTGCAGTCCGTATGCGATACCTCCGGTTAGAGCACCAGCCGGACCAGCGATTGCCGCAGCTGGAAGGACAGAGACCGTGCTTCCGATGCCACCCATGATTTGAGCGGGTACGGACTCTCGCACGCCGGGTAGGCCTGGGTAGGTTTCCTGCCCGAACTCTTGGACAGCTTGACCGGCCTTAAAAATCGGGCTTTGAGTGGCTGAGCGTTGTTGTTGCTCGAATGGGGTCTCCGTAAACGGATCGCCAGCCTCAAAGGTTCTGGCAAATGCTTTCGCGGTTTGGCCCAGTCCTTCGAGCGCCCCACGCGGCAACTCGGAAAGAGTGTTGAGCGCAGTCTCGACTGTGCCGTACTGCCCAAGTTGAAACTTGGCTTTCTCTTCGCGCTCAGTCTCTGCTGCTAGCTCTTCCTGCCGCTGCTCTATCAAACTTTTTCGGATCGCTTGATAGTTATCGCGGACGTACTGCTGGGCCTGCTCCTCTGAAACATCGTCCGGGAATGCAACGGCGCCCAAATCACGTCCAAAGTCGATCTCGATTGCCATGGTAGGTTAAAGTTCCACGGGCGCACGGCCACGCGGCAAACTCAGAATTGCGTCAAACTGTTCTTGAGACAATCCCAATGGCAAGGAGTTGGTTCCAGCTGGTGTTGGAACTCCGGCCTGATTTAGAGCTTGCCGCAACTGAAGGCCAAGAACTGCGGGGTCAACACCCCTAGACTGAGCCTCAATCATTGCCTGTCGGAGTTCTTCTGGATCCAGTTCAGAAAGCGACTCGCTTGAATTTGTGGTCGCAGGCTGAAGCGAATTCACCGCCATTCTTGGTGCAGCAACCATAGGAGCGTTGGTGGATGCTGTCCCCGGTCCGCGTGAGGTTATCGGCGGCACGTTTCGGAGGGCGCTGCTAGGTATAATACGACGGGCGCGTGAAGCTGCTTCTGCGCGGTTTTTTGGAGCAGGTTCAGAAGAAGTGATGCCTAGTGCTTCCCTTCGATCCTTGCGTTTCACTTCTAACTGCGCTTTTGCTTCGTCGATCGTGTATCCGTAGCTTTCGCCAAAGTATCCCGTCTGATCCTTGCGTACCTTGACGTTCCCTTGATCGTCTTCGTAGACGTTGACATCTACGTTTTTGCCGCGACTAGCAAGACGCTTGAGTTCCTTTTCTGCTTCGTCGATGTCGCCGAATGGATCGGGCTCTTTATCGGGAGACGCAAGGCGTTTGGCTTGTTCCTCGAGGGCCATTTCTGGCGTGAGGTAAAGTTCAACCTCCTCACCGCTGGGACGCGTATATTTTATACTCCCCGCCTTCTCCGCCTTCTTAGGCGTAGGCGTAGGAGCAATCCACTGTCTCCCACCGAACGACATTCGTTGGCCACCACCCATGGGCGCGCCTAGACGGGTGGGCGCAGCAGTGACAGGGACATTGCCAGAGAAAATGTCAGGAGTAGAAATGTCTTCGATTTGGTTTCTGACTTCGTCTGGAAGTTCGCGGTCCTGCTCTTGATCGGCAGGGATAAACCCGCGCCGGATCATGGCCGCAGTAAGATCCTTCTCCTGGGCCATTCGCTTTGCTGTCCCGCGAAGGCGCCCAGTCTGATAGGCTGGACTGCCAATGACCTCCGGTGACAACGGCGCCTGAGTTCCATACAGAGCGCCAAGCTCTCCCTCTGCGCCGGCTATTTGTTCCTCTTGTAATCGACGATCCCGCTTCAACGCAGAGGCCGCGTAATCAGGTTCACCGTTTGCTAGCACCAGATCCTGACCAAACTGTCCCGCTGCTGCATCGAGACGAGCTTTGATTCGCTCATCGAGTGCAGCCCTTCGTTCGATACCCAGCTGGTTGTAATAGTCCTGCCGGATCCGCGCCTCTTCCTGGCGCTGCGCCATCGCCTCCTCACGCGCCTGGCGCTGATTCGCCAGCTGCACGCCTTGAAGGTACGACTGCCCGATGTTTTCGAGTCCTGAGAAGGGGTTTGCCATAAAATTAGCCTCCCATGAGTTTGCGTTGAGTGGAGACCAGATCGCTTTCGCCGCCGGTGCCGGCGCGACTCTGCGCTCCCAGCTGCGCGAATCCAAGATTGGTCAATCCAGATCCGAGTGATCCAAACGCTTGACCGACCGCTCCAGTTGCACTCGGCATACCGGCAACACCAAGGAGCGCCTGCTGTTGTGCGCTGCGCTCGCCGCCGCGCAATGCGGCAATCTGCTGTGGCGTAAACTCGTAGTTCGCCAACGGAGCCAGCGGTGTGGTTCCAAGGATGTTGGCGAACTGTTGGTTGCCGAGGTTTGCGAAGTCCAAGCTGGTTCGTCCGAGGTCTCGGGCAACGAGGTTTCTTCCAGCTGCGCTTCCGGCGTACCCACCCTGAAGAGCTTGGCCGGCTGCTCTGCGTTGAACCTGCGCCGCGACATCAGGCGGGAGTTCACCGCGAAGGAGTGCTAGCGCGTTCTGAGTGCGTTGCGCTTGGCCTTCTTGATAACCAGGAATCTGGATGCCAAGCGACTCCAGCAGCTGGGCTCGGTTGAACGCGTTGCGCTCGGTCTCCATTTCTCGGGCGCGGGGAGCGTTGAGAGCGGACTCTCCCATTACCGCACCAACATCAAGCCCAGGAATGTTTGCAGCGTCACGGGCCTGCCGGCGCGCCGCGCTAGCGGACGACGCTGACAATGCTGCGCCTGTTCCAGACCCGACAAGCCCAACTCCTATTGCTGTTCCTACCCAAGACATAGTAAGTATTTGTTATCCCTCACGTAAGTGAGGTCGTTGCGTATCTCTTCGTGATTTTTTTTGTTCAGCGGGTTGGGGTGAACAGTCACCCAAACCGTGTCCTCTTGAATCAAAATCGCCCTTCGCGTCTGCGGCAGGGTAATTCCGTACATCGGCGCCGTGTAGGTCACCAGTCCCTCGGTTTCGCTGATTACCGTCAGCTTGCCCTGAAGCAGAAAGAACGGGTGATCGAACTTATGGATCCGACTGGTGATGATTGATCCAGCTGGCGCAAATATTTCCCGCACGTACAACCCCTCTGGATAAGTATGGTTGAGCGGGCACTCGATCTGCGGCTTGTCCGAGACAAACGCTTCCCAACGATCCAGTCGATCGTCGAGCGGAACGTCTGCGTCGGTCAGAAATTCCAACCACGTCACCGGCTGCACTACAACTGGAAGCTCTTCGGTCATCAGATGAAGCCACCAAAGATGAACTGGGTCTTGGCCGATCCGAACGGCTGCACGTTAATCACGCTGCGCTCGTTCGGGCTGTAGGCTTCGAGTTCATTGCGCAGACTGCGAAGCGCCAGCTGGATCTCACGTTCAGCCTCGGTGTACTGATTCCGGTCCTCCTTCTGGATGGCCTTCATCATGTGCTTGATCGCCTGGAGATTGCCGATGAACAGCCAATCGGAGTCAACGATGGCCGGGATGAACTCCAGACGCACGATCGCCTCGACTACCGTGTTGGTACATTCCTCATCTGGAGGCACGCACCCGTCGCCGTGGTCGATGCAGTCGTTCTGAGCTTCCGCGTTGCACCCGGAGGTTCCGCCGCAAACCTCGGGCATCCCGATCAGGTACGTGCGACGGTACTCAGGGTTTTCTTCGCTGGGACCCCAGAGTGCGACTTCCGTGGTCACAGTACCGTTGTAGGTCGAAATGCGCAGCCTTCCCTGCGTCAACGGCTTCTGGGCGCCGGTGAGTCCAGGCTTCTTGAACTGCTTCGTTGTCTGGACAAACGGAGTGATGTTTGGGTTTGGCAGAGTGACGTATTCACCCCAGACATACTCTCCGGAAACCGTATCGTAGGTGCGAATGGCTTCATTGGTAATCGGATCAATCCCTTGAAGCAGGACACGTTTGCCGGCATCAGCTGCTAGCTCTGGTGCCACCTGAAAATAGCAGGTCTCGATCGAATCCCGATACTGCGTGACCATACCGCGATCCAGCAGCTGTTCCTGCTCGCATCCCTCACGGCCGCATCCGGTGCGCGGTGCGCGTTCATCCGTCTGGAACTCGTACCACTGGTTCTGGATCGGGATGTTGTACCCGCAGAGGTTCATCGCCTCGATCGTCTTGACCTCGCGAGGCCAAGTGATGCAGCCGGCAGTGACGCAGATGCGCAACTTCTTGTATGTGCCCCACCACTTGCCCATGTCGGCAAGCCGCGCCTGAGCCTCGTTGAGCAGCTGGACGAAACGCTCGTCACAGGTGGCCAGTCCGACTGCCTGCGCGATCGTGGAGTTCTTGGCCTGTGCGAGGGTTTTTCTCATGGCGGGGTGTAGAGGGGGTTGAGCGCGGTCGCGTAGACTTTCATCTGATAATCAGTGGCTGAGCTTGCAGGTCCAAGCGCCGGAGTCATAAACGGAAAGATAATCCCGTTTTGCCAAATCGGATAAACGTGAATTTGATCAAAGTCAGCCGTGTACTTGAACGCTGGCATATCGGCAGCAGGCCCGTCCGCTAGCAAGTTCAAGCAGTCAACTTCTTGACCCGAATACCAGGTTAATGTCGCGTTTGGAATCGTGCTCGCATCTGTAAATGTCTGTGTTCCTACGGCAATCCTTTGCAAAACCACCCGGACCATGAACGGCATGATTTTCGATCCGGTCAATGGATTCACGAATCCATGAGTGAAATTTTCTGGCGCAGCAGAAACCGATGGAATAACTCGCAATGTAGACTCATACGTCAAAAACTGACGTAAACTCTGCCGCGTCAGGTCCCGCTTCTGCGTGATCAGCTGGAAATTTACCCCGTCGTACAAGACGGACACAACCTGACCAATCAGGATGTCGTTTGCGGAAAGGGCGGTCGTGCCATCCTTCGTGATCGTCTTGGCACCGCGTCCATCCACATTCAGCGTGCAAGCGCCAGCATTGGTGTGGTTTGCGAGGAAGGTGTAAATCTGACCAGTCCGGTAGGCCGAAGCAGCATTGGGGTAAGCCGGCGAATTGGTGACCGCATAGTTTCCACCTGCACCTGTTGCCGTGCCCGCAAACACCACTTCGCTGCTGGATCGAATCCACGCCAGATCGGTGGGATTTCCAGACCACTTCATCACGTCGATCGGTCGATCAGACGAATCGGTACGCAGCCAATAGAGTGCAGTGTTTCCGGGTGCGGTTTGCGATGTCACCCATTCCGCGCCGGTATTCAGGTTTCCAATCAGCGCGGCCGCGTAAGCGTCCAGGCGATCCTGTTCGCTCGCGTAGCATTGGGGAGGGGGAAGCTCTCCAGCTGTGATGTCAATCGTTGGCATGGCTAGATTCGGTAGCTGTAATCGTCTGGCTTACACGGGCCGGGGTCGCATTGAAGATCGAGACACCCTCCCGGGCAATCGAAATAGAAAAATTGATCCAGCGGCGCAACGCACCGGTCTGGCCGTCCAGCCAGGAACGATGCTCCAAACCGTCCGCCGTTGTTGCGGACAAGATCTTGCCCGCTCAAACGACGAACAGTGTTGCACGTGATCTGGACGTTGCTGACGTACCGGAAAAAGCTGCCGGTTGCCGATGTAAACGCCACGTCTGGGCCGACATTCGCGCAGGTGAAGGTGGTTGGAGTAGGCGTTCCAGTGACGATGTTTTCGTCGTTGAAGCTGGTGTTGATGAAACCCTCGGTCGTCACGTGATCCCCGATGGACAGGTGATGCGCCTTGTTCGTGGTGAACGTCGCGACGTTTGATGTCCGCTGGTAGGCGATGGGCAGCATTTCCCAGGGGAATTTCACCGGGAGGTTGATGCCAACGAAGCCTCCGCTGGAAGAAACGATGGCGCCGGGATTGGTAACCGTGAACTGATTTGCAGCTGGTACGGTAAGAACCGTGAAAACGCCATTGAATGTTCCGTCAGCAACTCCAACCACGGAAACCTCCATTCCAACCTGAAGCTCATGCGCTGACACCGTTGTAAATGTCGAGATACCGCTGCCGTCTCTCGATGCGCCATCCGGAGACGCCGACGGGGGGTTGATCGGAATCTGGTAGTCCGTCGGGTAGTACCATTTGCTGCGATCGACGTCGTGATTCAGGACGATAAACGCAGCATCGAGCGGATCGAAAGCCGTCTGGTAATACCAAGTTCCCGGCCCTTGAAGTAACACGTCATTGTTTTCAACAACCATGTCGCGGTGTGCTGAAATCAATGTGGAATACGGATTCGGATTCGCTGTCAACGGCCCGATCAACTCATACCAATCCTGCACGTTTAACGCTATGAACGCACAAATATCCAACGCTGAGTTGTTGTGGATGCGCGTTCCAAAGTGCTGGTACGAATCAACGTAGAAACAGGTTCCAGTAAACCCGTCGAAATTGTTGTAGCGGACCTCGGCGTTTAACGTCTCTCGAACGGTGATAGCATGAACCGGGCTCTGTTGGTTGACCTTGTTTGGTCCGCCGCGAACCTCGTTGTACTCGAAGGTGCAATCCTTCGCCAGGATCCGCTGGCTGCGAAGCATTTCGACGCTTCCGTCGAGGTACAAACCGGGAATGATGTTGGGTCCAGGTGCGTTCACTGTGAACTTGAACGCGTCCGGAACGCTTAACACCGTCGAATTTACGTAAAGATTTACGTTCGCAGCAACTGGTGGGAATGCGTTTGGAAGGGCTTGGGCAACAGTAAAATTAAAATCGTCTACAATCGAGGCAACCGTCCAAGTTCCATTGAATGAAGGATCAGTGAGAATGCCTTGAATTTTGACCGTTGATCCAACATTGGCGAAATGCCTTCCGTAGGTGGTGTACGTCGCTACGCCAGCATTACGTTGAACGACTTGAACTGCCGTCATCGTCACCGGCACCACGTCCCCAACCCGCAGCGTGTGCTTCATGACGCAGGTGTACGTCGCCACGCCAGCGGATCTGGAAACCACGTTGATCGGGTTCACAAGGCTCGAAAAGCCGCCGATCGCGCACTGGGTGTTGGCCTCTGCGTTGCCGGGATAGAGAACGCTTTGAATCGAGTTTCGGCCTTGGTATCCGAACTTGTTGTTGATGATCCGCGCACCTGGCGTCTTGTTGTCCACCGTCATCGGTAGGAACGAGAGGGCGATGAACGTCTCAGCGTCTGCGATACCAACGCCGAAATCGTAAAACTGGTTGTCGCGGAACACCGCGTTTTCACCGCGATGATTGATTCCTGCGACCGTGTAGGACGAGTTGACTCCTGCGGTCGTTTGAGCGGTGGCAAGAACGTCAGGGTAGTAGGTCGGAGAGTAGACGCGGCCGTTTTGAGCAGGCAGTGTTATCGGAGCGGTAACGCGAGAACAATAAAACTCCTGACCGCCAGGAAGGAATCCAGCCACGGTTTTTGTGCCATTGAAGGCTGGGTCTGTCATCCCGGTAATGACAACGCTATCACCGATCGTGAAACCAAAGTTCCAGTCTGGATGCTTTGTGTAAATGTCAGCAAAACCGTTGTTTCTACCGCCAATGATTACAGCACGAATATCGCGCTGGAAAGTGGACTGGGTTATGTTCTGAACATTTCCATACCCAGTGAATGACCCATCTGCAACACCGCCTGTTTTTACGTTTACAATGTACTGATTGATTTCGCTTACATTGGTGTATGGAGGCGGGACTATTGGCGGAGAATACGATGGAGTTGCCACCGCAGTTATGAAATGCGGGTATGCGGTCGTGTACGTGTTTACTCCAGCGGTCCTTGAAACGGATGAAATCGCGATATCTGCAACCGAGTTGTTCGTGTAGTTGCCGTCGAACGTGATGCCTTGAATCAGCGTGTTCTTGCAATTCGTCGCATCCACAGGGCGGCCCGGATATGCTCCAGCACCTCCAACCGCGCCGCTGCCGGCATAATTGCCCAGCGTCTTGATCATCTGGATGTTGAATCCATAGGTATCGAGTCGCTTGGTTGACGTATGGTTTGCGAACTTCAGCGTCGTTTGCCCGATGCCTTTTCCGACAAACTCGACGTTGTCGATCGCAAGTCCGTAGCCGAGAACCAACGAAGATGTGTATCCGCCGCCGATTAGGTTGATCCAGCCGTTCTCTGCTGCCAGCGGAGTGTTTGCTCCTGGCATCAACACCTGAAATGAAGTTGGGCTGTAAATCGCAGTTACCTGAAATCCAAATTGGCCTGGACCGAGATTGCTCGGCAATGTTGTTGCCGGGTCGATGTAAACCACCGAAATGCCGTACAACGTGATTTTTTCTCCAAGAACAAGACCGTGCGGGGTAGCAGTTGTAAAGGTTGTGTAGCCACCAGTCCTCTGGCTCTGAGTGATCTTCGCCCCCGGACTCGACCCCAGTAGAAACGTGCCTGCCGGGAAATCGCATCGACCAGCTGTGAGCAAGCATTCGTTGATCGCCCACGCGCTGTTTCGTAGCCCGCAGGGATCCGCTCCGTAATCAACTGGGTTTGAAGAGGGCATACTAGGCAGAGAGTAACGGGCAGGCCACTCGGCTGAGATCGCCGTATATGTCCTCCTGGAGACGTTGGGCAACCATGGCAATTCGCTTCAAGCGAAACCTGCCGGTGTTCACATAACGCAGCTGGAATTCGTAGCCATCGCGAGTGAAACCGCCGGTCTGCACGTCGCACTTGTCGGGCGGTTGTGGCAGGGCAATGCGCGATCGGGCGGGCGGCTGGTAGTATTTGACCTCTTGGCAGTTGATTACCGCCGGCGGGCACGAAACCTCACCGGGCTCGCAGTTGCGGTACTTGGCGCAGTCTTTGATCTCGGCCCATGGATGCCAGCACTCGCCCTCGTTGGCCTTGAAGTAGACCTTGGCCTCGATGTTGCCCATGACCTGATCGTACCACTGTTCGGCGCTCATCAGGCGCTTCTTGTTGGCAGGCTCGGCAAACGTGAGTGAGCGTGTTTCAACGATCCACTCGATCGGCGAATCATCGAACCCATCGAAATCAAACTGGCCAGTACGGGTGATCTCGTAGAGGCCGATCTTTCCCTGATCCAATCCAAAGAGAAAACAACGGTCAGAATTCTGAACTCGAACCGTCAGCATTTGGAGAATGTCAGCGCCCGTCCAGACACCCTCCCAAGCAGGAGGGAGCTTGCGGCCCATTCCGGAAACCAAGTCGAAATCCATGACCACCAGCCCTCGATGCACAACACCGCGACCGTTCACCTTCTGCGGCTGGATGGTCATCAGCATCCGGTTGTCGAAGTTCACGGAGCTAGCAGCCTTCAGGTAAAACTCCGTGTCGTAGGCCAAGGCCCGCACAACCTGCCGGCTGATAGGGGTGTTGCCCCATTCGGTGAAATCGCGCCTGGCGTAGATCAACGACCGAATGCCGTCCTGCGCACGAAATATCAGATCACCGTTCATGGGAACGATGGATTCGTGATTGAACGAACCAAAGTTCAGCAATGCGAATCGCTGGATCGGATAGCTGAGATCCTTCCAAACGTCGCGGTCCACTGGGGCTGCGAACGCGTAGGTCGCGGTCGGCGTGAATACCAGCAGGTCGCCATCTCCCAGCGACGTGTCCAAGTTGGCGCCAAACGCCAGTCCGGTGATCGGGCCATTGGAGACGGCGAAGGCACCGCCCTCATTGAGGAATGTGTTCTCGGTGAATCGAATGACGGAGTTGCGGCCGTAAGCTGGATCTCCATAGACCAAGTCGCCACCGTAGTATTCTGATCCACTGGCTACCCAGAGACGCCCCTTGCCGTAGGCCATCGGTCCTCCAACTGGAACTTCTTCACCAGTGGCGCGCCGAAACGTCGTTCCATCAAACAGGTACGGGGCATTCAGCTGGTCTTGAACAATCAGCCAGTTTTCCGCCTGTTGGAAGAATACGTGATCCGCGTTTGGGTTGTTGGCTTGCAACCAGTATCCAGTGAAACTCGGTCCCAGCAATGGTCCTGCATCAACGCCAGGGCTGTACGTTGTGAACGTCGTTGGCGTCGGCGTGTTTTGAATCACGAAGTCACCGAAAAAACCTTCAGGAAACGAAGCGCCAACGCGCTCAGGCAGCCGCACAACCATTCCCGGAAACAAACCATGTGGAACGGAGCAGGTGTAGGTTGCGATGTTGGCAACGCGCCCTCGAGTATCAACCGTGAATGTGCCACCTTGAGGTGTTTGGTCTGAGACGAGGAAATTATTTTCGATGTCGATGCGGAACATTTTTCCGCTGATCGAAGCGAACAGATACGGCGTGCCATCATCGTTCACATAGGCGCCGCAGCCTTGGAAATACCCAGTCTTGAATGCGTCTTGAACGGCCGCGTTGTAGTAGCCTGAGTCGGTGACAACAGTCGGATCCGGGAACGTCAACCCTTTCAACCAGATCCCTGGCCGCGCCTTGGGAAAACCTCCACGGACAGTCGTGTTCACCGCCCAAGCCAGTTGGTTGGGTTGAATCAATGACGGAGAGAACCCGCTATCTACACCGCCTTCTGCGGTGAGCAGGCCGTCAACCAAACGATTCTTTTCGGCGACCATGACGCTTGAACCCATTGAAAGGCCATCGCAAGATTCCCGCAAGATGAATGAAAGCCCCGATTACTTGTCCATACCGTGGCGTACAAAAGACCGCTTCTTGATCGAGGCTGAGATGGTGCGTCGTGGCGGGTACATTCACAACGCCGGCGTGAAGTACGGTCAGGGCAAGTATTACCACTTCCGCGCTGCCATGACGGCGCTGTGGCCGCACTTCGACTGGCATGAATGGTCGGAGCTTCTGATCCAAGCATTCGTCGAGAACCAAGAGGTCGGCATCATGGGGCCGGGTTCATCTGGCAAGACGTACAACTCCGCAGCGTTTGGGCTGTGCTCGTTCTACATCTGGCCGAAGGGCACCTCGATCATCATGTCGTCAACGACGCGTGAGGGTCTCCAGCTGCGAATCTGGGGCTCGATCAAGGAGCTTCACAACAAAGCCAAGGAACGTCGCGAGTGGCTCCCGGGCCGCGTGATTGAAAGCCGGTTCATCCTGACCAGTTCGGATGAAGATGCCGAAGCGCAGGACTTTCGAGACGGCATCATCGGTGTAGCGTGCAAGGTGGGCGGCACCTTTGTCGGCCTCTCGAACTACGTCGGATTGAAAAACGATCGCGTGATGTTGATCGCGGACGAAGCCTCGCTGATGGGGCGCGGTTTCTTGGATTCGGTGGCTAACCTTCGCAAGAACCCCGAGTTCAAGCTGATCGCGATGGGCAACCCCAAGGACCGCAATGATGCGCTTGGCGTAGTGTGCGAACCGCATCCGACATTCGGCGGCTGGGAGGGTCTCGAATACTTGGAGAAAACGCGCACCTGGAGAACGCGGGCGCCCGGTGGGTTGGCTGTCCAGCTGTGTGGATACGACACGCCGAATGCGAAATTCCCCAAGGGCACGAATCCGTATCGAGGCATCATCACGCCTGAGCAGATTCAGGCGGACCTCGATTACTACGGCCGGGACTCGTTGCAGTTCTCGATGATGAACCTCGGTCTGTTGCCTCGGGACGGTGGCACCAGGCGCGTGGTTACGATGTCGCTGTGCGAGCAGAACCAGGCGTTTGACGATGTGGTGTGGGACCGCGCTGACAAGATCATCCGGATCATCGGCATCGACGCTGCGTACTCAGGCGTCGGCGGTGACCGATGCGTTATGACGGACCTCAAGTTTGGACCAGATGCGTCCGGCCGCACGGTGCTAGCATTCGCAGAACCGCCCATCGTGATTCCGGTCACAGCCGTCAAAGCCCAGCAGGCCGAGGAGCAGATTGCCGAGTACGTGTTGCTCTACTGCAAGCAGCGCAACATCAACCCTGAGCAGGTGGGATTCGACTCCACTGGACGCGGTACGCTGATGTCGGCGTTCGCTCGCTTGTGGTCTCCGCAGGTGGTGCCAATCGAGTTCGGCGGCAAGCCGCTGGATCGCCCGGTGCGCCAGGGAGATCCTAAGACTGAGCGCGAGGCTTACGGCAAGATGGTGACTGCACTCTGGTATTCGTCCCGCCTACTCATCGAGTCCAAGCAGTTGCGGAAACTGCCCCGTGAAGTCGCCGAGGAAGGTTCGATGCGCGAATGGGGTATCGCCCGTACTGGATTGATCGACGTGGAGCCGAAGCACAAGACCAAGGAACGCATGGGCCGATCGCCTGACTTGTGGGATTCGTTCGTGGTTGCGCTCGAAATGGCGCGCCGAAACGGTTTTGAGATTGCAGGCGGCCACGGTGTTGGTATTGTCAAGCGACAGACACCAAAGTGGCTGACGCGTATGTCTGACAAGCGCCGGTCAGTGGAGTCTCAACATTCATTAACTTACTCCTGATATGGCCTCATTCAATCAAGTCATCCTGATCGGAAACCTTACCAAAGACCCCGAAGTCAAAACGCTGCCCAAGGGAAGCACCGTTTGTGGTTTCAGTCTGGCAGCCAATCGCCGCTGGAAGAGCGAGTCCGGTGAGGACAAGGAGGAGGTCTTCTTTGCCAACTGCAAAGCGTTCGGGAAGTCTGCTGACTCGATTGGTAAGTACGTCAAGAAGGGTGATCCGCTGATGGTTACCGGCCGCCTGACCACTGAGAAGTGGACCGCCAAGGACGGTCAGGAAAAGTCTTCGACCCGCATCGTGGTCGAGCAGTTCCAGTTTCTGAAGAGTCGGGATGCTTCAGCACCCGCAGCTAAGCCTGCCGCTGCCGCTCCCAAGCCTGATCTGGACGATTCAGACGATCTTCCGTTTTAATGCTGCCGTATGAGCAACATGAATCTGACTTCGTTCCCCAACGGTGGATGGCAGTATTACCAGCCCGAAACCAAGTGGAATAAACCCAACCCGATGAACGATGATTTCTACGAAACAGCCAGAATCATCGCGCAGCATCGGGCCGCCAACGGTCTGCCAGCTTCACTCGAGAAGGCCCAACTGGACCTAGAGAACTACACCAAGGCCCGCTTTCCGTCCACGTACTCAACACCAGGATCCAATGTACAACCAAGGGTTTCAGGCTGTCGCACGTGCGGTCGCTAAATTGCGCCAGACGGCTCAAGGAGCGCGCATCCTGGCCGAATGGCTTGGTGATGGTGGAACACCTGTCGATCGCCGTCAGGCGCAGGATCGCATTGATACCTGCAACCGCTGTATTCACAACAAACCCACGGATGCACGGTCGGTTACCAAGACTGTGGCCGAGGCTATTCTTGAGCAGGAACAGGCGCGCAATGACATGGCGATGTTTCTGCAAGGGGAGGGGCTTGCTGGCACCTGCGAAGTCTGCGGGTGCTATCTCAAGTTGAAGGCTTGGGTCCCTCTTTCGTATCTTGGCAAGACCGAAATGCCCGATAATTGCTGGATTTCGCACGAACGGAAAGCAATCTGACACCGATATGAGCTTCAAGGAACCCAGCAGAGTCTGGAACGTCGTTAGCGCCATGCTCGAAGCGGAACAGCCGCGCTCCCGCAACCGAGCGCGCATCAACTCCTGCTTCAACGGCAACCCTCCATACACCCAGGAGGAAGCACGCGACAACCGCATCCAGACGAACGTCAACTTCCTGGAAGGCACCCGGATCATCCATGCCTCTCGCCAGCAGTTCACGAACGCCTTCTTGAAGCCGCAGAATTACTTCTCGGTTGGTCTCGACATCGGACCCCGCGACAAGCGCACCCAGTGGGGCAACATCATCACGAAGCAGCTGAACCGCGTGATGAAGCGGTCTCCGAAATACTCTACGGTCTTGGAGTCTCAGTTTGCGGCCACGGTGCTTCACGGCATCGGGCCAGTCACTTGGCTTCGTGATCGCGACTGGTGCCCATCGGCTCGCGGCACTGAGGACATCTTGGTCCCGACCAACACGTTGACTACGATGGAGAACCTGTCGCACTTCGCGATCTACACGTCCTTTACGGCTCAGGACCTGATCCGTATGACCCGTGGTGAGAACGTGGACCCCGGCTGGAATCTGACGCTGGTGAACCAGCTGCTGGCAGCGATGATCGAACGCGAGGCTACCAGCCTCCAGGTCAACGACTGGTCTGGCCAATACTTCCCTGAGAAGATTGAGGAAGATTTCAAGGAGAACTCCGGCTACTGGGGTTCCGACGCGACACCGGTGCTGCGTTGCTACGACTTCTACTTCCTGGACACGACCAGTGACGACCCCTCCTGGCGCCGCCGTATCATCGTTGACCAGTACAACAGCGGCATCGGCAATATGCAGACCGCTGGACAGTGGCTCTTCGATGCGGGAGATCGGTGTTACGGCCGCGACATCTTTGAACTGATGCACGTCCAGTTTGCCGACGGCGCTGTAGTGCCTCCGTTCCGGTGGCATTCCGTGCGGTCACTCGGATACCTGCTGTACTCTGTCTGCCATCTCCAGAATCGGATGCGCTGCAAATTCACCGACTCGGTGTTCGAGCAGATGCTGTGGCTCTTCCGCAACGTCGCGGACGGCGACATGGAGCGCATGGAGAAGATCGACCTGTTCAACATGGGCGTGATCCCCGAAGGACTCTCATGGGTTCCGCAGTCCGAACGTCACGTGCTGGACTACCCGATGCTCTCGGGCGCCATGGCCATGCACCGACAGATCATGGCCGAGTCCAGTGCGGCCTACACGCAAGACGTGAACGACGGTTCATCGAAGGAACTCACAGCGACCGAGGTGATGGCCCGCGTGAACAACGCCAATGCGCTCATGGGCTCGATGCTCACCCGCGCCTACACTCAGCAGACCTTCCAGTACCGCGAGATCGCTCGCCGGTTCTGCACGATCGACCATCCCGACTGCGTTCAGTTCCGTCGCAAGTGCGAAGCCGAAGGCGTCGATCCATCCGTGTTCAACAACCTCGACAGCTGGGACATCATGCCTGAGCGCGTCATGGGCTCCGGCAACAAGATGCTCGAGATCGCGCAGGCTGACCGACTCATGGCCATCCGGCCGTTGCTAGCACCGGATTCCCAAGCCGAGGTGGTTCATATGTACGTCGAGGCCAACACTGACGATCCCCTCCTGGCGAATCGTCTCGCACCGGTGGACAACAAACCCGTCTCGCCGGCCGTCGAGCGCGCTACGATGGCGTGGGGAACGCTCATCGACGGTCAGCCGGTGGTTATCGCGACTTCGATCAATCGGCCCGAGTACATCCAGACGCTTCTCCAGATGCTTGGTGGCGCTATCGGGCGCATCGAGAAGGAGCAGAACGGTATGCCGACCATGGAACGCGTGCTTGGCTTGGCCAACGTCATTCAGCACATCCAGGAGCAGATGCAGTTGATCGCTCAGGACCCCGGCCAGGAGCAGAACATGAAGCTCTACAACGACGGCATCGCTCAGGCCTCGAACTACATCAAGGGCTACGTGCAGCGTCTTCAGCAGCAAGCTCAGGCTCAGGCCGAAGCAGGCGCAGCTGGAAATGGAATGGATGCCGAGACCGCTGCGAAGATCCAGTCGATGCTCATCACCGCGCAGTCCAAGGCTCAGATCGCTGCCGCGAACTCCGAGCAGAAGCGCGTCCAGAAGCAGGTGGCATTCGAGCAAGACCAACAGCGCAAGAACGCCAACACGATCGCCGAGGCTCAGCGCAAGGGCGCACTCACTCGGGCGGACATTGCCGCCATGGATCTCAAGACTCAGGCCGACATCCTTAACCAATGATACAATCCCCCAAGCAAGAGTTTCAGCGCGACAAGCAGCGCCTCCAATCAGTCGAGCGAATGCTCGAAACGCCCGAACTCCAAGCCGCGCTCTTGGCGGCCTTCAATAATTTCTGCTGGAACCTTCCGCCCTCGGAGAACCCGCAGCATGGCTGGAATGCCAACTGCAAGCGCGCCGGTGCGCGTGCGTTCATCGAGGAACTGAATGGTCTGGTGGAAATGCGAAAAGAAAAAACGACTCTTAATCAGAACCTCGAATGAACCCGCTGCTATCACCAGATGCCCCAACCGAACGGGGCGCAGATTATTCCGAAGCATTTTCCGGCATCGACGCTATCGAAGGGCAAGGTCTGGACAACCCGATGGGTTCAGCGATGCCTGCGCCTGTCGCTGCACCAACTCCCGCTCCCGCTCCTGAGCCGGCCCCAGTTGCTGCCACCACCACCCCGGCTGCCGAAGCTCCGAAGCCGAAGGTTGAAGACCTGTTCAACCTGGATCGGTTCACTCCGAAGAAGGAAGATCCCGCACCTGCTGCGAAGACGGAACCCGCCAAGCCGGAACCGACCTCGATCAAGCAGTTCCGCGAGCAGTACGAGATGACCAAGAAGGAGCGCGATGATTTCGCGGCCAAGGTCTCCGAACTCGAACGCGCCAAGTCCGAGGGCACTCGCAAGGAAGTCGAAGAAGCCACCAAGGCCCTGAAGGCTGAGATGGATTCGATCCGCAAAAACGCCGAGGAACTGGACACTGAAGTCCGGTATCTCAACTACACGCGATCTGGCGAGTACAAGCAGAAGTACGAATCGCCGCTGCGTGAAGCGTGGCAGACGGCTCTCGGAGACATCGACGGTATCCGCGTCACTGATGAAGACGGCACCGAGCGCGATGCCAATCATCAAGACATCATGACTCTCTTGAACGTGCCGGTAGCCAAGGCTGCTATCATCGCCCAGGAGACGTTCGGCCCAGCTGCGCCCGAGATGATGGCCCACCGCCGTAAGATCCTTGAACTCACTCAGTCTCGAGACAAGTCCATCGCCGAGTGGAAAGAGAAGGGCGCCCAACGCGAGATCGAGAAGTCCAAGCTCGTTGAGACCCGCCAGTCCCGGTCACGCGAGTTGTTTGAGTCGCAGTTTGCCGACTACGAGAAGACCCACGCTCAGCTGTTCGGCCGAGAGGAAGGCGATGAAGATGGAAACCGTCTGCTGGATGAAAGTGATCGCCTGATCAAGATCGCTCTGAAGGGCGAAGGCGTCGATGCTGACATGGGCTACGACGACAAGGTGGACCTGATCACCAAGGCTCAGGCTCAGGTGGCGCTACGTGCGCGGGCCTACGGGCGCGAGCGCCTGCGGGTAATCCGGCTCCAGCAGAAGGTGGCCGAACTCGAGAAGAAGGTTGGCAAGGTCCGGTCGTCTGAACCCGGCCAAGGTGAAGGCACCTCGACCGCTACCCGGGTGGCACCGAAGAACGCGGAGGACGCGATCGACGAACTTCCGTCAGCGTACTAACGGGCGGCCTTGCGCCTACCAGCAGCGGCTCGGCGTTGGAACTCTTCCGCGCCGAGCTTTTTTCTGCCTATGAATGCCGCGAGAGCGCGAGGATCGTCCGCACCTTGATTCTTCAGCTTGCGGACCAGTTTGGCGTATTTGGTTTGCATAGAGTCACCAGGCCCGACATGACCAATACTTGGCAGACAGCTTCGTTCCCGGGGTATCGCAACCATGCCGCGCACGGAAGCTCTTCCGGTTTTTCGCGATGTGCTTCTTGATCGGCATCTTGGGATCACCGAAGCGCACCAAGCGCACCTTGCCATCTTCCTTGGCCAGCACGGCAGACTTCTTGGACGCACCCGGCGTAGCCTTGGGCTTGTTGTAGCCGGCGAACTTCTGGCCTCGGTAGGTGATCATTTGGTCTTGGGCAGAGCGTACCACCCAGCTGGAATCTTCACAGTCGAAGGGCCGACCAGCTTACCGTCGCGGTCAAACGCGTACACGCTAGCCCGCGTCGGCTCTGCTAGCATGATCGGATCACCGGAAGGGACCAGGACCACCTTCGTCCGGCAGCCCAGGCAAATCGGCAATACGAGCAGCCAGATCGTTCTTGAGAGGTTTGGGTGCATTTCCATCTTCAACCGTTGGCGCAGGCGTTTCCCGGAGCCAGTCCAGGAACGCCTTCACCAGTTGGTAGATCCAGTTCACTGGTTAGTCACTCACGCAGCTGGAGCAGCAGGCGGAGTCGGAGGAGTCTTGCGATTCTTCCAGACAGACCAGCCAACACCCAAGACCGTGATAAAAGCGCCGGCAAGCTCGTTCGCCTGGTCAACGGTGACGAGGCCCTTGGCGACAAGGAACCCGCCTCCGAATGAGAGGCCGTGGCGGACGATAGACTTGATTGAGTCGTTCATTTCAGAGTCATCCTACCAATCAACTGGGCCAGCACAACCAAAACCCCAAGGCCGCCAAACAGCTTCCATTGAAACTGCTTGAGGCCTTCGAGGGTGGCTTTGATTCCGTGGATGTCGGAGACCATACCGGCGTCTTTGTCACCGATGATGGTCTCCAGTCTCACGATACGTACCTCAAGGTTGTGAAGGTTCTCCTCCGGCATTGGTGGGCGCGGTTTGGGATGCTGCTAGCAGAATCTTGTCTTGAAGCGGGATTCCAACGCGACCGTTTTGGCTTCCGCCGGCACGGATGGCAATCTCGATCAGTTGGACGAGATTCTGGGCTTCGGTTTGGTTGATTGTCAGCGTGATTTCGTTCATGCGGCGTCAGCGTATGTCAGCGTCAAGCAGCTGGCAACTCTGAGGAAGAGGTATCAACACCTCCGACAGGAGTTTCCGCATTGACGAGCGGCGGCTCCACCTGCGGCAGCATCGGAGGCACGATCATCACCGGAGTCACCCACGGCAGCGGCGGAGCGATGATCGGAGGGTTGATCTGGTTCTCGATCTGCTGAGTGACGTTCGCTTCGATGGCGGTCTTGTCCACGCCATTGGCATAGCACCAGCCGAGAACCTGATCCTGCGTGAGCTGATCGTACGGCGTGAAGTTCTCAGTCGGCGGAGCGAACGACGCGCTGCCGTAGCAAGTGCCGCTGTACTGATCCTGCGAGCCGTTGCAACGCCAGTCGGCGGTGATGACGACATCGGTGAGCGAGCCTTCGGTCGGGCGGACAAGAAGGCGTTCGATGATCCAGTTGATGGTAATCATGGGATATTAGGCTTCCAGAGCGGCAACACGGGCGGTGAGTTCCTGAATGGCTTTCACCAGCACAGGAATGAGGTCTTGGCGAACGGACTTGTAGGGAGTTTCGCCTTCGGGGGCGTTGTCCTTCCACTCGTCGATAAGGTTCGGGAACACCTGCTCAAACTCCTGAGCGATGAAACCCCTGTCACCTTTGATGTTCTTACCCTTACCTTCCTTCCAATCGAACTTGCGAGGCTTGAGGGCGAGAATCGCACCGAGGCCAACGTCGATGTCTTGGACGTTTTCCTTCAGTCGAGCATCGGAGATGGCCGAGATGGTCGTGTTAGTGGCGTAGACGGTTCCGCCCATTCCAACGTAGAAACGGTACGCAGCAGCACCGGATGAATAAGCGTGAAAAGTTGTAGCAACGTTGTTTGAAGAACTTTGTGTCGCAAACACTTCTCCGTTAGCCTTAAGTTCATGACCAACTGTTCCAAGTGAACCAGCCGTAGACTTCGCCACCAACAGATTCCCACTCGCATCCAGCGTCATCGCTTGGGTGAAGGCTATTGTTCCAGTATTAGCGGCAGCGGTGTACCAAGCGTGCTGTCCTGTTGCGGACTGTTCGTAAAGAGTGGCTTCGTCGTTTACGATGTAAGTAAAGTTACCAGCCGCGCTTTCGTAGACATTACGTCCGATGCAGGTAGAACCAGCGCTTGCAGCGGACGAGAAGTAGGTTCCAACCGCGCCGATCTGCAACGCTCGCTGAGTATTGCGCCACGCACTCGGCGTAACCCCCACGCCCACGTTTTGCGAAGCATCAATCGTAAGCGCTTCCGTCAGATTCGTTCGGAAAACAATCGACGTCGAATTGGGTGTGCCGATGACAAACTTAGTTCCATCGGTAAACAACTGACCCTGATAGGTGCCATTGATCGCAAATGTCTGCTGTGCAGTTCCAGCCGCAGGACAATCAATTCGGAATTGTCCAATTGTTGAAACATTTGATCCATAAGCATACAGCTTCGAAGCCGGACTTCCCCCCACGCCCAGCCCCGTGCTGTTGAGGGTCATGGCGGTGCCAGCGAATCCGCCGACGTTCTGGAACGTAAATACCCCCGTGGAGTCGATTGCAAAGCGAGTAGAAGCAGCCGTTTCGTCACTAATGGTAAGCTGCCCAGACGAATTTGAATTTACGGCAAATCTTCGCCCAGATCCACCGCTTGAGTTTAATTGAAGCTGTGCGCTATTTCCGCTGGATGCTTGAATGAACACCATTCCGAATCCAGACGCACCTTCAACTTGAATTCGTCCGTTTGTAGATCCATTGACTTGAAGATCGTAACTCGGACTCGCCGTCCCAATACCAACACCAGTAGTCGTAGTGGCAAGTCGATTCGTCCGCACCGTCAGATCGCCGGTGATGGTGGCGGAGGCGAGGGTGGCGGTGCCGTCCACATACAACGTATCAGTAGCCTTGTCGTATGTGAAATCTTTGTCGGTTGCTAGTACTCCGTTATCATTGAAGATAACTCGCTTGTTACCAGCTACGCCATTCGGAGCCGGCGGAGCGTACAGGAACTTCATCAACTGGTTGGTGATGATCGACTCGATGTCGCTCTCGGGCTGGCGAACGATCAGGTAGAACTCGTCCCACAGTTGTTGCGTGGTCAGGTTCGGGTTAAGCGGCGTTCCGACGTTTGCGTTGGCAAGCGCGGCGGCCATTGTTGACCGAACCTCGGACAACGAGTTGAGGTTCAGGACCTGCTGAGCATCCGACAGCAGGGTTTGAATTGCGGGGGTAGCCATAGGTCAGACAAATTCAGCGAACGTGTAGGAGGGGGAGCCGGTGGCCGCAGCGACGCTGATTGCGCCGATGTATCCGTCCAGCATCAAAGGGTCAGAGTGCTTAGAACCAGGGTTGTGTGGCGCAAGCGCAATGTGGTAATCCAAGGTGCTAGCCCCGGTTCCGAACTTCACATACAACTCTTCGTTCTTCTGGTTCTGGAGCGTGAATTTCTTCCGCGCCGGGTTGGCAGCAGATGTAGCGGTTACAGTCCGCAGCCCACCCAGGCTGGTCGTGGTTAGAGGGGCACCTGGCGAAGCGGCCTGAATCTGCTGAAGCAGCGTGATGATCATCGTCTGCTGCAAGCCAGGCTCCATGCAGTCAAAGCAGCCACCGAGCGTGGCCAATTCTTGAGGCGTCAATGCAGGCATATCAGGCTTCCTCCTCCATATCCATGGATTCACCCTCAGCAGTATCCTCTTCCATGTCCTGCTTACCGGTCTCACCAAGCGTGATGCCGTCGAATCCGATGATCTCAACGGTGCCACGCGGCGTAACGCGCCAATCAACCATGGCGGTGCCGGAGTCGCCTTCGAGCTTCAGTTCTTTGGGCGGAGTAAACTCGACCGTTTCGACTTCAGATTCCATGCGGCCCATGCCGTCCATTTTTCGCTTCCGCATCATTTGTCCGTACATCGTAAAATCCTTTCCTTGGTGAGAGGCTGCCAGCATCCCGGACGCTCCGGGCGGCTGCCAGCACCTCAAAAGGGGACCCTCCCGAAGGAGAGTCCCCGTTGATTGATTGGTTAGATCGAGAACTCCAACGTAACGTTGGTGCAAGGCACAACCTCGGTGGTCGTACCGAACGCGCTGCTAGCCAGCTGGATGACGTTGCCAGAGACAACGCTCCAAGTACCAGCAGCGGAGCCGAACTCGGCATCCCAGACAGTCTGCAAGGCGACAACAAGAGCAGCCACGTTGGCGGCGTTGATAGCCGCGCTGGTGATGTAGTTGTCGTTGCACAGGATGCTCTCATTCGCGTTCAACACGAAGTTCGTTCCACCGGTGACCGGAGTCGCCGTGAACTGAATCGTCGGATTGCAGACAGCGTTCGTGGAGTTGTAGTCCTGGGCAGGATCGCCCGGATCAGCAGCGCAGCCAGCGATAATCACAGGGCAGGCACCATTGACCTTGTGGAAGATCGCTTCAAGCCATTCCGGATGCTCAGGCTTCACGGCCAACTGGAAGTCAGCGATGAACTTGCCCTTGTTTCCACGGCTGTTGTCGATCGGTCGGCCGGAGCAGTCCGCGCCCAAGTCGTTGGTCGCGAACTTCCAACGCCCACCGTAATCCCGAACCATGAACGGCATATTCGGGTTCACGGCCTCGGGGCGGAACGGCAACACACGCAGAGCGCGGGGGTTGTTGATGTAGCTGATCTGGTACTGAGCCCGATCGTAATCACCGTTGAATTCAGAACGGATGCCTTCGCTCGCGGCGACGTTCTTGTACGGCAGGACCAAGGTGTAGTTGCCCGGGGTCGCCGTCGCGTTAAAACGCAGCGGGAATTGCAGCACCTTCACCATGAAGTCGCCGACGAAGCCCATGAAACCGAACTTGTAGAACTCCTTGGCAGCGGGAGCGAACTCACCGAAGCGCCAGGAGTCAGTCAGCTGGCTGTTGGACTTGGCGAGGTAACGGAAGGTTTCCTTGTCGGTGTGCAGCTGGAGGCTGTCGTAACCTTCCTTACCGGCCTGGATAGCACCCAGGAAGTACTGGCGGGTCACGCGACTGCGGAGAATGTCCGGAGTCAACAAGCCCAAGCTAGCAGCCGTAACAGGCGCGCTGGCGCTGTCGAGAACGCGCAGGGTGGTGTAACCAGCGCCAACCCAGGAGAACGAAATCGCCGGGAGACCCGCCTTACAAGCAAAAGCGCCGCCGCTGATGCCGGTAGGGGTGTAACCAGACAATTCCATCGCCTTGCGCTGGAGGTAGTAGGTGGTGATCCAGTTCGTCGCAGGGCGAAGAACGTCGTCGATGATCTGACGGAAGTGCTCCTTGGCCTTCGTCTTCGTCATGATCTGGTCGAAGCACAGAATGTCCGAGCCCCACGCCTGCTTTTCAAGCGAGTAGGTGCTGCGGGTGTAGCCCCAACCGATCTTGTTTTCGGACGGGTCGCACGGCTGACCAACGCAACTGTCGCCAGTCGAGTTTTCCCAGGCGCCAGTCACGTTCGGGAACACGCTGTTGAAGCGGTCGAAACGATGGGTGGTGCCGGAGTACGCGTCGAACGATCCGGTGTTGTAGTATCCGATCAATCCGTCAAACGGACGGACATCTTTGAGAACTTCCTTGTCATACACAGGTTCCTGCGAGACGAGGAAGGAAGCGAACTGCTTACAGCTGATTACATTTCCACTGGCCATATTGGCTCTCCTGCCCCGGGGGTTTTCTTCACCTACCCCTCCGAGACAACGAGGCAGATTGCAGGTCTGTTAAGACCATCAATCCAACCTCGGTGGCGAGCCCGAGCCGTGGAACCGGCGAACGCCCTTCGGCGCTCTTTGCCAACTGGAATAACGCGCCCAGTTCGCGCTTGGTTGACGAAACCAAGCTATGCGTCGTGGCGGAATGCTGCTAGCGCGCCTTCCGAGTGTCAACGGGTTTCTTGATCACCTCTGGAAGATCGTCTTCGCCCCGCAGGACATGATCCTCAATCGCAATGATCAACACCGCCGTCTTCGTGCGCCGGGATCGAATTGCCTCATCTTCCAGCATCTGGGCGACCTCAATCGGCAGCCGGTAACTCACTCGAATTGTGTTACTCATGCCGGCGAGTGTGCAGCTTGTGCTTGACACGTCAAGCCGCAGAACGCAGCCTACGGCTCACGATGGAACTCCGCCCCTACCAAAACCAGCTTGCTCAGGACATCCGTTCTGCATTCGGGTCCGGCGCCAAGCGGCCGCTGGCGGTCAGCCCCACTGGATCCGGCAAGACGGTTCTCTTCAGCTACATCACCAGCCAGGTCCTCAAACGCGGATCCCGGGTGATCATCGTGGCGCATCGGAAGGAAATCCTTGAGCAGATCAGCGCGACTTTGAAACGCGTCAACGTGCCGCACGGATTTATCCAGTCTGGTAAATTCATGGCTCAACAATCTGCCATGGTCGCCTCGATTCAGACCCTTGCGCGCCGGCTGGATACGGTCACTCCTCCAGACCTCGTTATCATCGACGAAGCGCATCACTCGGTCTCCAAGTCCTACGTCCAGATGTTCGCCGCATGGCCGAAAGCCAAGTTCATCGGCGTCACGGCCACCCCTGAACGACTCGATGGCAAGGGCCTCGGCGTCATGTTCGACCGCATGGTCATGGGGCCGTCGGTCCAGTGGCTCATCGACAACGGATTCCTGGCCAAGCCGGTCTACTACGCACCTCGCGAAGCTGTGGATCTCAGCCAAGTCCACACGATCGCCGGCGACTTCGACCGCTCCGAGGCCGAGGAAGTCGTGAACACGCCGCGCATCACTGGCGATGCCGTCACCCATTACGTCCGGTTCTGCAATCGGCAGCGCGCAGTGGCGTTCTGCATCTCAGTGGCGCACGCGCAGCAGGTCGCCGATACGTTCAACTCCTGCGGGATTCCGGCTGCTAGCATCGACGGAACACTGGAACCCGAGGTTCGCAAGCAGCGCGTCGATGATCTCACAGCTGGTAAGATTCTTGTCCTGACCTCCTGCGAACTGATCTCCGAGGGCTTCGATCTGCCGACAGTCAACGCGGCGATTCTTCTCCGGCCTACGCAGTCGCTGTCAATGCACCTGCAACAGGTCGGGCGCGCTCTTCGGCCGTACCCAGGCAAGACCCACGCGGTCATCCTTGATCACGTCGGGAACTGCCTGCGCCATGGGCTGGCTGAGCAGGAACGCGAGTGGGACCTCGAAGGCCGCGAGAAGCGCAAGGCCAAGTCACGCCCCGTTGAAACCAAGCAGTGCTCGAAGTGCTTCGCGATCTTCGCCGGAACCGCCTGCCCGCAGTGCGGATCCGCACGGGAGATCGCCCCTCGGGAGATCGAAGAAGTCGATGGCGAACTCCAGCGACTGTCCATCGAGGACATCCAAAAGAAACGAGATGAACGCCGCGAAGAAGGAAAGTGCAAAACCTTGGACGATTTTCGTTCCCTCGCCGCAAAACGTGGCTACAAACCGGGATGGGCTTACTTCCGCTGGAAGGCCCGCCAACGTACATCTCTATGACCGAATCCGAACTCCAAGCCCTGATCCTCCGCGCAGCTGGATCGAAATCCCACGTCCGCGTCTTCCGCAACCAAGTCGGGGAGGGCTACGTCGGCAAGGCTCTCCGCGATCCTGAAGGCGTCTTCCTGCACGACGCCCGCCACGTTCGCATGGGATTATTCCCGGGCTCTGGTGACCTGATCGGCTGGCGCACGGTTACAGTCACACCCGACATGGTCGGTAAACCCATCGCCCAGTTCCTCTCCATCGAAGTCAAAACACCCACCGGCAAGGTCCGGCCCGATCAATCCAACTGGCTTGAGCAGGTCAACCTTTCCGGCGGTCACGCCATCATTGCACGATCCGTTAGCGATACAGACAACCTATGAGCGACACAGCAACTACAACACAAGCCCTCCTGCAAACAGCACCAGAAAACCTCTCAGCCGAAGCCAAGTACCGTTTCTATGAACGCCTCGGCATCCTGTGCGGCAACGCGGTAGCAACCCCTGAGCAACTCCGGATCGCGCAGCTGGAAGCGGTCGAGTACGATATGAACCACGACTAACCACCCCTCACTACAAGCATGACCCTCACCGAACTCTCGGACGCACTCTCCGTCCGTGTCGCAGAACTCTGCGCTCAACTCCTCCCTGCCGGCCGTCAGGTCGGCAACCAGTGGATCGTCGGCAACGTCTTCGGCGACGCTGGCGACTCCTGTTACGTCGAACTCGCTGGCCCCAAGCAGGGCCTGTGGTACGACCACGCCGCTGGTCAGGGCGGCGATCTCCTCGAACTTATCGGTCAGCACCACGTCTACCCCAAGGCCCGTGCTGCCCAGTGGGCACGCGAATTCCTCGGTATCCGCGACGATTACCAGCCTGAACCCCGCCGATTCGATCCCCTCAAACACGGCCACCGCAACGACGCCTCCCAGCCGTACCGCTACGGCTCCGCTGCCTGGCCTTATCCCGACGCCGACGGCACCATCCAGGCCTACGTCGTCCGCTTCGACCTCCCTGACGGCTCCAAGGACGTCCGCCCCCTCCGGTTCCTGCCGCCCGATAACGTCCCACCCGACCTCCTCAACCCACGCCACTGGCGCTGGAAGGGCTGGGTCGCTCCCGAGGAGGTCCCCCTCTTCAACCTCCACCTCCTCGCCCGGCGCCCGAACGACCCCGTCCTCATCGTTGAGGGCGAGAAAACCGCCGTCGCAGCATCCAAGCTCTTCCCGTCCCACGTCGTCCTCACCTGGCAGGGCGGTTCCAAGCGGGTCGCCCGTGCTGCTATCGACCCTCTCCTGACCCGCGCCACCCCGATCGTCCTGTGGCCCGACGCCGACAAACCCGGCCGCGACGCCATGGTCTACCTGAAAGCCCGCCTGCCCGCCGCCCGCCTCGTATCACTCCCCGATTTCCTCCCCGAGGGCTGGGACCTCGCTGATCCAATCCCACCTGACGTATCCATCCAGGGCCTCCTCGACGCCGCTGGCGATCCACCACGCCCGGTTCCCGCTGAGCCGCAGGCTGCGTCACCTAATCCGCTTGACGACCTCCACTACGACCCTAATTCCGGCCAGTGGTGGACCCGCAACGCCTGGGGCGATTACGCCCAGATCAACGGCGAGCGCGTCCGCACGTTCCTCACTGAGTCCGGCGTCTCCCACGTCAAAGACCAGACCGGATCCTCTGACGTCGATCGTGAACTCCTCCGGCGCACCCGCGATACCCTGATCGAATACGCCGGCCCACTCGCCGGCCACCGCGCTGGCCTGTACGGCACGATCCTCGTCACGCGCTCCGTCGTACCGCTCGCTGGCGTCCCCGGCTTCTGCGGCCGTCTCCAGACCTACCTCCACAACCTCCTCGACCAGAACGACGACCAGTACTGGCGCCTCATCTACTGGCTTGCGCTCCGTCGGCAGGCCGTCCTGACAGGCATCTGGCGATCCAGTCAGGCACTCGCGCTGGTCGGCCCCGCTGCGTGCGGCAAGTCCTTCGTGCAGTCCGCCATCATCACGCGCCTGCTCGGCGGCCGCATCGCCAAGCCCTACCGCTACATGAGTGGCGCCACGGACTTCAACGGCGACCTCTTCACCTCCGAGCACCTCTGTATCGAAGACGAAGCCCCTGGCCGCGACATCCACTCCCGGCGCACGCTCGGCTCGAACATCAAATCCATGCTGTTCGCCCAGAACCAGTCCTGCCACCCCAAGAACCGCCAAGCCATCACCCTCAAGCCCATCTGGGCTATGTCCATCTCCCTCAACGACGAACCCGAGAACCTCCAGGTCCTCCCGCCCCTCGACCCGTCCCTCATGGACAAACTCATTATCCTCCGCTGCGTCCGCCAGACCCTCCCGTGGCCCGGCCCCGAAATCGAAGTCCTCAAGGACATCCTCGAAACCGAACTCGCCGCCTTCGCCCACTACCTCGACGGCCTCACCGTCCCTGAGCACCTCGTCGAACCCCGCTGCGGCCTCAAGGCCTACCAGCACCCAGCCATCCTCGAAGAACTCATGCAGCTGTCACCGGAGCACCAACTCATCGGCCTCATCGACACCGTGATCTTCGAGAACGAATTCCTCACCTGGAGAGGAACGGCCGCCGACCTCGAAACCCTCCTCCGTGACTCCAAGTATTCCAGGGAGGCCGACCGGCTCTTCCGGTTCAACACCGCCTGCGGAGTCTACCTCGCTCGGCTGCATGAGCAGGATCCGGAGCGCATCAAGAAGACCAAGGCAGGCGGTAAGGTGAAGTGGGCCATCTCACCGCCACAGAAAACGGAGACGTGGAGTTGACACCATCGCATAAACGCGTCATCGTGCGATCGCATGAATACAAAAACCATACTACGCAACATGAAACCCGGAGAGAGCATCCTCATCTCTGGAGCTATGGCCTCCGAGGCAGATCAGATGGGTGGGTTTGCCGTCCAAGGCAATTACATCGTCTGCATCAACGATCCGAAGCGTTACGACCCACCGATCATCTTCGGTCCCGACGGGTACCGCCGTGGATTCAACTGGATCAAAAACCTGCCTCCGGTTGGATGGACAGGCACGACCACTGAACTCAAGGCCTACGTCCGCGATCCAGAGACGCTCACCTCATTCGGTCGTCGTCTACGGATCTTCAACGAAGCGACTAAGTGCTTTGATCGCATGACCAAGTGCTCTAACCGCCCCTGGCGAGTCCGGGAAATCCCCGAGGAATACGACCTCATCGACACCTTCATCAAGGATCCACAGTGAATATCCTCACCCGACTCATGCGCCTGCGAGCAGACGGAGGACTCCACCGTGGTGTACACCATCCTGCCGTTTGGGAACGAGCAGTGATGCTGGCGAAACTCATGCCGCATCTGGAGATCACAGAATTCTCCATCACCTCGAATTACAACTGCCCTAAGATCGACCTCATCATAGCCAACGAAGGCCGAGAAATCGACTTCCCAGACGGCGGCACACATACCCTCAAGGATATCTGGGAGGCTCAACTGAACCCTCGACCCAAGATCGAAACCCTCGAACTACATCTTCGACTCCTGGCAAAGCACTTTCCGAAATTGGTGAAGAAAAGGCACAAAGAGCGAGTCATCATCTGGTCATTCAAGTAAACGCGTAAATTCTCACCCCCTCTAGTAGGGGGTGTTTTGTAGGGCCTGTGAGGGGTGTAGCCGTACCCTCACCAGCGTTTTTCGCCTGGTTCTTAAGGGTTTCCGGAAAATAATCCGAAAAGTAGGGGGGTGGCTTAAACTTATTGGTTCCAAATGCAGGAAACGTTTCTGCTTCGTTTGCCGACGAAGCCACACATAAACCCGCATTGCGGAACCATTAATATCAGCTTTACCCCATACTACCACTACCAGAAGAGAGTTAAGTGCTGAGAATGAGGGCAAAAACGTGGGGTGAGGGTCTGAGGATACCCCTACTAGCCCCCTCTAACCCCCTAGTTTGGTTTGGAAAGTGTCCTAGGTATTGGGGAGGGGGTCCCACGGCGACCAGTCACCGGGCCGGGCCCCCTCCCACCCCACCCCGTGGGGACGGTCCAGCCCGTAAGGTATCCTTTATGGGTCCCACGGCCAGAGACCCGGGCAGCATGCCGTGCTAGCACCGTCGGCCGGCCATGCTAGCACCGGCTCAGGCACCGAGGTCAGGGGGAACGGCCGGGCTCACGTCCAGCATCGGGGCGGAGGGGCGCTTTCCACCAGATGCGGCGGGGCGGCGGGGGATCCCGAGGAGGTCGATTAGCTGGTCCTGCACCGAGACCATGGCCTTGGCGGCGGAGATCCTTTCGTCGGCAGGTGCGGTCGGGTTTTCGGCAATGTCCCCGAGGTCCCCGGCAACGCGACGCAGGCGGAGAACCATTTGAGCCGGCAGCGTGGCCCTTGCGACCGCTAGAACCGTCCCCGTCCGGTGTTCTCTTCGGCTCAGACTTTTCGGGCTCAAATCGGGGGTGACTTTTTCTAGCGTCGGCATGACTGACAATGACTGACGCAACCCCAATTTCAACCAATGTTTGCCGAGGTTTTCCGTGAAATCTGATTCTGAGGGGTTGACACATAAAGCGCTCTATGCAAGACTACGGCTCCACGGTATGAAAAACACAACGAAACGCACTCTCCGAAACGTAGCGCTGGCGCTGCTGGCGCTGGCTGTTCTGGCCCTTTTGGGCTGGCTCGAAACTCAGGCCGGACTCCCCAACCACTAACCCAAACCAAACCGAAACTATGGAATACAACGAAATCGAAACCGCGACGGTGCAAGCCCTCCGCGATGAATGCCGGAAACTGAAGCTTGGCACTGGAATGCAAATTGCCGGCGCTTCCAAAGCCACGTTGCAATCGGCCCTCCGGGCCAATGCATGGCCGGCCCCGGCCCCTGCATCCGATCCAGCGGCGGCACTGACGGCCGCACTGGCCGCACTCATGCCGGCCCCCGGGATGGACGAGGAACGGGTGAGGGCCCTGATTCGCGAAGAGATCCCGGCCCCGCCGACGATTCGGGTTGTGGTCCCCGATCGGCCCGAGGTTGAAATGTCCCGGCAGCATGAGCGGTTTCCCCTGTTGCTTCAGACGCTGGCCGTCGGCCTGAACGTGTTGTTGGTGGGCCCGGCCGGCACCGGGAAAACCACGGCGGCACGGAAAGCGGCGGAGGCCCTCGGGCTTGGGTTCTCATGCCTGAGCGTCGGGCCCCAGACTTCCAAGTCTGACCTGCTGGGCTTCATCGACGCTGGGGGGACCTACCGGGAGAGCCTGTTTGTCCAAGCCTACCGCGACGGCGGCGTGTTCCTCTTGGACGAGATTGACGCTGGAAACGCCGGCGTGCTGACGGTCCTGAATGCGGCGCTGGCCGGCGACGTGATGGCCACGCCGGCCGGTATGGTGAGCCGGTCCCCCCGGTTTCTGACGGTGGCCGGGGCGAACACCTACGGGCAGGGGGCCTCCCGGCAGTATGTGGGCCGCAACCAGCTGGACGCCGCCACGCTGGACCGCTTCGCCGTTTTGGACTGGCCAGTGGACGAAGGACTGGAAGCCGCGATGATCGGCCTCCCGGCTCCGGCTCCGGCGCTGGACGTGGCCCGGGGCGGGTTGGTGGATCCGGCCGGGTGGCTGGGCCGGGTGCGTGCCGTGCGTGCGGCGTGCGAGAAACAACAGGTGCGTGCCGTGGTTTCGCCGCGAGCGACTCAGGCCGGCGTGGCGCTGCTAGCGGCCGGCGTGGGCCGGTTCTGGGTTGAGGAAATGGTCCTCTGGCGTGGGATGCCGGCCGATGCCCGGGCCCGAGTGGAAGGGGGCTGCAAGTGAAGCGGACCACGATCGAATGCGACGGGCTGGCGGCGTTCCTGAGCCCGGGGCCCCGGTTGGCTCTGGATCGCGACTCCAGCGAGTCTGGATCGGCGGAATTTACTGGGAGCCGATCTTATGCGGAGGCGGTCCAGATTATGCGCGACGGGTGGCCGGAAGGTGCCGAACAGGCCCGGGCCCTGAGTGCCCAGCTGGGCGCCGAAACGGCCGACAGTCTGACGTGCGAGCGGCCGGCCCCCGTTTGGGACGTGGCCGGCGATGATGCCGACGTGGCGCGATATCTGGAAGGCGAGCCCGAGAACATGGTGGCTTGGATGCCTGAGCCCGTGCCGGCGGCGGGGCGGGTTGTCCGGCTCCTCCTCGGTGGCCGGGTGGCGTATCACGTGACGGCCGAAATGATGCGCACGGCGGCCGTCATGCTGGCGGCGGCGGCCGATGCGCTGGAAGCCCGAGGCGTGCGGGTGGAAATCGTGGTCGCCTATGCCGTGGCGTGGGGGTCAACGATGCTGGAAATCCGGCACCGTTTGAAAGCGGCCGAAGAGCCGCTGGACCTGCCACGGGTTGTGGCCGGGATGCATCCCTCAGCGTTCCGGCGGGTGGCGTTCCGCTGGATGGAGACCGTGGCGGACCTGCCGGCCGGGTATGGTTGCGGCGGGACCATCACGGTGGCCGACGGGGACGTAGTCCTGAACATCGAAAAGCTATCGGCAATCAGGCCCGACGGCCGGGCGGCGTGGCTGAAAGAACAGGCCGAGGCGGTGCTGGGAATCCCGGCCTGAGCAGAGCACGGCCGGCCCTGCGGGGCTGGTCCTCTCTGCCCAGAGTGGGCCGACGGTGCCGGGCCGGTCCCGGTTGTTGAGTAGATGCCATGAAGAAAAACAAAGGACAGGTGCGGTTTAATACCCTGCGGGTTGACCCAGCGGCCGGAACCATCACGCCGGCGCTGGACTCTTTCGAGAGTGCCCGGGAATGGATCGGGGCGGACCTGCTGGAGTGCGTGCGGTGCGGATCCGGCGTTGACTGCTGGATTGACGAAGAGGGAATGCTCCGCGACGGGGCGGACCACTGGATCCTCGGGGGCGAGCAGCTGCTGGCCGGCCGGGCCGTGTTCGCCGGGACCGTGGATGGAGAATGGCGTGACCTACCGATCCCGACCGGAGTCGTCGCAGCGGCGGTCAGCTGGATCCCGAAGGCGTTCAAGGCTCAGGCTCAGGAGATTGCCGACGGGATGCGGCCGGTGGCCGTGGCGTGGAACGCGGAAGGGATGGCGCAGCTGGAGAAGATGAACCGCGAGCACGCCGGCCGAGTTGAATTGCTGGCGGTGTCGGCGGTGCAGGGGAGGGAGACGCTCGGGCTCGGGGACGTGGTGACGTGCCCGGGAGGGATAACCGGATTCGTTCAGGCGATCGACGGGGACCGGGTGACGGTGTTGACCGTGGAAGGTGAGCCGGTGTTTGACCGGGCGGACCTCGAAAAGGTTTACATGGAGGACTGACCCGGCGGTGGCTGGCGTGACAGGCGAGCCACCTGCGGATCGGTCCCCAGTAAGGACTGACCAGAAAAACTATGAAGACAGAACAACACTACACCCCCGGCCCGTGGCACACACAAGGATGCACGATTTACGCCGGAAAAAACCGAGTCGCTCAAACGTGGGATGCCGAATACGACGGAATGCCGACACCCGCGATGGAAGCCGACGCTGGCCTGATCGCAGCGGCTCCGGAGTTGTTGGCGGCATTGGACGGAATCCTCCAATGGTGGATGGAATCGGACGGCGGCGACGATATGCCGGCGGAATTGTTTGATCGGGCTCAGGCGGTGCTGAAGGTGGCCAAGGGAGGTGCGTTGTGAAACGTGAACCTAACGCCTTTGATGCCGCCTTCGCAGCTGCGATGCTCGGCGCACGGATGGAGAACGCCAGTCTGGACACTCTGACGAGAGTGGCGCTGGCCGCGCTAGCGATAGCTGAATTGGAGGCTCAAGAGCATATCCCGGAAGGGTACTACGAGCCGCTGATTGACCGTGTCGCAGAGCGCTTAAAAGGCGGGTGGCCGGGTCACGCAAGGATGATAATCGGGGCGGCAGTGCGGGACGTGCTGGCCAACATGAAGGAGCGTGGCAATGAGTGACCTGACCATCGAGCGCGGCCGAGGTGCGACCTACGCGACGGACCGCTGGACGGTGTACGAGCACGGCGTCTACGAGCGCGGATCCGTGCTGGAAGGCCAGAGCCGGCGCGTCTGGCTGGATGACTTCGATACGCTGGATGAGGCGGTGATCGCTTACCCAGATGCGGACGTGATCGACGGCAGCACGTACCGGAAGCCAAGTCTGAACCACCTGCCCGGGGAGGACGAATGACCCTCGCCGAAGCCGAACTTTCAACCCGCTTGGCCGCGCTGGTCGGGCCTGAGTCCGTCCGTGGTCCGATGCTCTCGGCCTACGATGCCCTGCTGCTAGCGCGGGAAATCCGCAGGTGGGGTCGTGACCTGCCGGTCGGGGCCGAGGAGTTTCTGGCCGGTTGTCTGCGCCGTCGTGAGCGCCGACTGACGAAGGATTCCGCTCGGGATCTGGTCGTGTTGGCCGTTGACTACTGCGGGAAACGGATTACGGTGTACTGATTGAGATTGAGGTTACGCATGAAACCTGAACTGCTAGCAGCACTGATCGCCGTGGAATCCGGCGGAAACGACCTGGCTCGGGGCCGGCACGGCGAACTCGGTGCTCTCCAGGTGCGACGCTGTGTCGTCACGGACGTCAACCGAGTCGTCGGGGGAAATTACCGATGGGCTGACATGACCAACCGAGTCGTTGCCACGAAGGTGGCTGATATTTACCTGACCCACTGGTCGAAGCGTATCGGCCGGCCGGCGACTGACAGGGACCTTGCACTGATCTGGCATCACGGACCGAACGGGTGGAAACGCCCGGGCGGGGTGTACTGGAAGCGAGTGCATGACCGAGTCGTCGCAGCGAAATGACACGGAGCACGGTGGCCGGCGTGTCCGACCACCCTCTCCGCGCCAGTAACGCGGGAACAGATTATGGAAAACGAAACACCAGTTGAACCAACCGAGGTGCAGATTGCAGCCTCGAAACTCGGCCGTCGCGGCCGTGGCAAACCGAAGACCATCACTGATGAAGATCGCCAGCGGCGTTCCGACCAGATGAAGGAGATCAACGAGAAGCGCCGCACCGTGCGGGTGCAGGGCGTGGTCGTGAATTCGCCGGGCGGCAACACGCAGGTCAACCAGATCGTGAAGACCATCCAGCCTGTCACCGACCCCCGAGTCGTCGCCGCTGTTGGCCGCACCGTCCGTGCTCAAGGGAGGATCGTGCAATGAATCGCAAAGTAACCATCGTGATCGAGGACGCTGAAGGTGGATTCAGCCTGTTGATTAACTCCGAACCGCCGCTGCCCACCGATGGCACCGTGCCTGAGCCGTCTGCCGCGTTGATCGCCGGCATGGTAGCTCGGCGTGCGATCGAGGAGTTGGTGCAATCGCAAAGCAAACCCGATGACAAAGACTGACCTGATCCATGCGCTAGCCGAGGAGTGTGGTCTGCTGGTGCCTCACGCCCGGCAGATTGTCGATCGGATGTTCGACCTGATGATGGACGCAACATTGGCAGGTGGGTTTGAGGTACGCGGATTCGGCGTGCTGGAGACCCGAATGACCAAGCCGATGATCGGACGGAACCCGCTGAAGCCCGATGTCGAGATCGCGATTCCGCCCCGGCCGAAGGTCGTGTTCCGTCCGTCAAAGGAGTTTCGCGATCGGGCAATCAAAACACTTGCGGTTGGGGGTCGTAAGAAGTAGGATACCACCGCTTGTAGTGCTGTTCATAGTTGTCTAGCCCCCTAGGATTGAGAGGTCCTAGGGGGTTTTTATTTGGGCTCCCTCCCCCGGCGTCCAGACCGAGAGAGGGATAGGCCGATACCAAGCCGATGGATGGGAAAAACTAAGAAACCATCCCGACCACGTCGGTTACCCGAAGTTGGCTGATAGCACGCCTGGAATCCTGCGGAGATTCTCCAGGAGCGCGTCAGGATCCTGCGAGTTGGATACGCAGATTCCAATGAGATCCTTGCGAGCGCGCTCGCTGAGGTCCTTGGTGTCGATCACGACAACCCGGTTACCGGAGAGAGCGATCCGATGGATGCCGGTGGATTGCTTCGATGATGCGGGCGTCTTCACGGGTCATGGCGATGTAGCGCTTCGAGACCTGCTGACAGGTCCAGCATGGATCTGGGTGACAGCCGCAGGCGATGCGTTCATGCAGCTGGTGGGCTATCGCTTTGAATCTGGAGAGTTCGTCGTTTGCGGCATTGGGTTCCATGGTTGTGACGGTAGCGTTGGATGGTTGCGTAAGAGACATCAAGGATATGTGCTAGCTCGACATCGGTCACGTGCGGTGGCGCGCCTCTGATTGCCAGTTGCTTCTCGATTGGGATGCGCGGCCGGCCTAATGGTTTGATGAGGCCGAGGAGTTTTTTGATGCGGTGTATGAGGTTCATTCGCAGCTGTAGATTTCGGTTGTGGTTTTGAGATCCGTTGGCCACTCGGGCGCACAGAAAGAGTAGTCGTGGAACAGGACCTTGTCGGTCGGCTGGATCGTGAGCCGGCCGTTGTCCAGTTGGATGAAGCAGAACTCCTTGGCCTGTTCGGGATACCGAGAGAAGCCGTCGTCGATGGGCGCGGCGGTGAAGAGGTACTGGCCTTTGCGAAGCAGGCTACCAGCCTTCGCCTCGGCGGTGACGCCGCGCAGATAGGTGTACTCGATCGTCGAGAACTCCCGGCCGTAGCAGTCCCAGCGTTGAGCGTGCTCGATGCGCCAGTCAGGCTCTGGGTTCTCATGGAATGCTAGCGCGTGCGGTGGCACAGCCCGGTAGATCGCGCCGCATTCCAGCATGACCGTGCAGCCCCAGGCACGTCCAGGGATCGAGACCAAGCCGAACCAGACGCAGGGTTTGAACCCGTGCTCATTACTTATGAACGAGGCATCGACCCAGCAGTACTGGTGTGCTGGCAGCTGGCCTGATTGGGAGTAGGTCATGGAGTGGGTTTCGTGTAGAGGTAGATGCCGGTTTCCAGAAGCCGGTGAATCAGATAGCCTTGGTAGCTGAGGACCCATGCTGCCGGCGTCGGCTTGCGGTGGATCATTCCAACGGTCACGGCTTTCTTCGCTTGGGCGGCTTGGTAGAGTTCTGCGAGAGTGTTGAGTCGGGTCGGTGGAATAGGTGGGTTCTTCGGCATGAGATGCAGGTCACTTTGGATTTATCTTCGGTGAGGTTTGGCAGGGATCGTCCGCACGCGCTGCGCAGGTAGCCGTAATAGTGGGTGGTCATGCTGGCTGGATGATGAAATCGAAGTTGGCCTTCCATGTTTCACCCAACCTGTTGTAGGTATCGGCCTTTATCTTCCAGCTGCGCGGATCCCGGGTGGCGCCGGTGTGACGGCATTTGATCCGGACGTCGATGTCTTGGATGGCTACGTTACGCAAACGGTGGTCTGGTGGGAGTTCGTGCAGGTGCTTGGTCATTCCTCGACCTTCCTCTTGATCTCAGCCAGGACAGCCTCCAGCACATCGGCCCGGTGCTCGACGGCGTAGAGCATTCGCTCGATGTTGCGGCAGACTTCAGCCGGCGCCACCTGGTTCGCCGGGTGTTTGTCTCCCGGTATCAATGGCCAGCAAACGGCGTCTGTCATGGGTGTGTCGGTTCTCATGGTATCTCGCTTAGTTCTTTGATGATCGTGTTCCGCTCGCGTCCCTTTGCTCGCACGATGAGTTGAAGCAGTGTGATAGGGTCCACCGTGGAAACGTGCTGCCAATATGGTCTGGCTGCGTCGAGTTCCCGTGCGCGGTCGATGTCCACCACAAGCACTTCGCTGGTCATCTTGTGCTTGTAGACGAACGCGACTGAGAGGTCTGGTGAGATGCTCACGGCTTTGCCCCCTTCTTGGCCTGTTTCCATTCACGCAAAGCGGAATCGACATCCATGCCACCCATGTGGCTTCTGTTGAACATCATCCAAACCAGAATGCTGTCCCCAGCGTCCTCGATTCGTTCAATGCGCTTCTTCAACGCTTCGTTCTCTGCTCGCAGTTTGTCGCGTTCCTCAAATAGGTCGACGACCAGCTTGTTGTTGAAGTCACTCACGGCTTGGCCTCCTTGGCCTGTCTCCAGTTGATTCGCACCGTGACTGGTGTTTCTCGGCCTAGCCATGAGTCCAAGTCGTCTCCAGCCTTCTTTAGCTTCTTGATCCGGTCCTGCAGGTACTCGACCAGCTCCTTCAGCTCGTTCACATCGGATTGAAGCTCGCGGATCTTTGTGGCCTGTGGGTCGATTGTAGTCACCGTATTCGACGTTGGTATTGTGTAGTCGCTCATTTGCACTCCTTCCATTTGAACTGATTTTTACCCGCGCAATCGACCACCCACTCAGCATGGCCTTTCCTTACGGCTTCTTCGCGCATCATGCTCTTGCCAAGCTGATCGCCCCACAGGATGGCTAAGGACAGAAAACAACCGGCTACAAGTCCGTACATGCATTGTTCTAAAAGTGAAATTCTACTCACGGCTTGGCCTCCTGCTCACGCCACAACAACAGATCCGCTCGCATGGCATCGTTCTCCTGCTCTAGTTGGGCGATGCGCATATGCTGCTCCGCTAGTCGCTCCGCTGCTTCAGCGACTGCCGCGTTGGCCGCGCCATCGTCGGATTGAATATCCTGAGACAACATCCGCATGGCTGCGATCAGTGTTTCGGTTGAGGTTTTCACAGCTTGGCCTCCTTGGCTTTGTACCATTGCTTGATTGCTTCGTATTCTTCATCGTCGTTATTTGCGTTCAGTATCACATCCCCCGCCTCCTCCAGCCGCTTGATGCGCTGATGCTGCTCCTCCGCTCCTTCGTAGAGGTGCGCTACTTTCGCAGTCAGTCTCAAGTTCTCCTCCTCAAGCAGTTGCTGCTGCCGGATGATTTGATTGGCTGCGTTGAGTTCGCGTTCTAGTTCTCTAGCATGATTGACCCATCGCTGTGGGCAGTTGCCCTGATGAACGAATCCGTAAGCGTCCAGAATTTCAGTCAGACAGCCGTCCGTTCTTGGTGTGTCGCTCATTTCTCCTCCTCCACGACGCCACACGGCAACCACGTTTTACCGCCGTCGGTGCTGTGTTCACGTTCCTCAAGCCATAGCTCTCTGTCAGCTTGTCCGGATACCCATCCAAGAAGATGCCGATCATATGGAGCTTTCTTGAACCGTATCCACGCACCAAGCGGAACCTCATCCGCAGTCCATGGGCGGAGCGTCTGCTTGATGCGGTAGTCGTAGCTGTCAAAGTCCCACCACGGCGCGTCTGTATCGCACCAATCTGGCTTCAACACGCTTCTTGAATCGCACTTCTTTATGCGATGCTGGATTTCGTATCCATCCACATACGCATCCATGATGCGGATGGCTTCTTTGGTTTGTTCTCGTGTCATTTCGATTCCTCGATAGCTTGATGGATGACGGAGAATTCCTTGGCGAAGATCGTATCGCGGATGGCTGTGGCGATGTCGCGATGCTCCTTTTGAGTGCCTTTGGCGCACCGCTGGTCAAAGTAGTGAATCCATGAGCGGATGTTGCCGGTCATGTACAACGTCGTCTGCGTACAGAGTGGTAGAACCATGCGCGCTGTCTCGCGGCTAACGCCCTCGTTCAGCAGCGTACGATAGGTTCTGAACGCCAGATCGACTGACTTGGCAACAACCTCATTGGCCCACTCCTGAGGAAATGTTTCACCGCTTCCTTGGCGATTGGCTCGGTCCTGCGTACGAAGCTCGACCGGCTCCGCTGCGTCGCTCGGCGCATAACGCTGGCTGAACTCCTGAAAGCAGAAACTGCGATGGCGCAGGATCTGGGCGGAGATGGCGCGGCTGGTCTGGATTTCAACGGTCATGCTCGCTTGTTCGAAGATGCTCCAATGGCCGTGCTTGATGCAGTAGGCCAATAGCTTCGGTGCGGTGAGAAGGCTCATCTGGTTCGACGGATTGCTGACCCTCGCGGCGAACGTGATGAAATCGGAGGCGGTCATTGTTCCGTCGCCGATGGTTGGTTTTGTGATGGCTACAAGTCTGACTTTCATGGATACGATTTTGAATTCTCTGGTTTGCTGATTGAGCGTTATTTAGGGAATACGCTCCCCTCCACGAAATGTCCGCGCTGATTAGAACGGCTTCTCCTCAGGGGCGGCGGGAGCGAGCGGCTTCATCGCCTTGAGGCGGAGAGTCTTCTTCTTCTCGCCGTTGAATTCGTACTCCTCGAAGCGGGTGACGATGCCAAGCTGAAGACCGATCATGGCCTTGAGGAAATTGGCAAAGCTGCCTTTGGTTCCAAGGAAATCGACCTCAGTGCCATCGGGAACGTTGTGGTTCGTGGCGGCAACCAACTGATTCACGCGGAACCAAGTGTTTTCCTGATTGATGAAGCGGTCGGTGATGCTCGCACCTTCGTCGGTTGCGAAGGTAACCTTGCAGACCTCGCGGCCTTTAACATCGAGGTTTTCTTCGACCTTCATCACGGTGACAGTGTACTCGCCTTCAGCGTTGATGTAATTGCTTCCGGCGTCCTTACGATTGACTTTGAACATAATTGTTAGGTTTCGATTTTGGTTTAGGTTTCCGATTTATTCAGCACCCATTTTGGGCATGAAAGTGTGATGGTTGTCGTTGGGTAGGCTGGCCAACTGTCCAGTGCGCGGCACTCATGCAGCGTCGAGATTGCTTTGCGGCGCATGTTCTCACCGGCCTGAAGCCATTCGGCGTCCAGCTTGTAGATGCCGACCGCGTACGGTGCCTTACGCTCGACCGCCACGAAGATGAAGTTCTCCGCGCCGGTCATGGCAAGGTAATGCGCCGCCTGCATGTGATAGGCAAACGTGCCGATGGTTCGGCTGAACGCTTCTGGCGATGCGTCGTCGGTCGTCTTAACATCGACCAGGGTATGATCCTCGACCCACATGTCGGGCCGTGCTTTAAGAGGTAGGCCAGTCTGTTCGTCCTCAGCAAAGACCGATGCTTCGATCTTGTTGTCGAGATGCGTGATGTCCCAGAACGGATGGCGGCGGACAGAGTTGGCGACGCCCTGCACATCGATGTCCTCAGCATGGGTCAGATGGATGCGAGACTTGTGCATCTCCTTCCACGCCTTGCCTTCCTTGGTACGACCGTCGATATCCGGCGGGATGACGGCGACAACCTGCGAATAGAGATGCGGCTCCAGAACAGCGGTATGAATCGCCGTCCCCATCTGCATCGCTTTGCTCGGCTCCTGATGCTCCTCCAGCGCGGCGCGGTAGTGAGCCGGTGACTTGAGGATCTTGGACATCATGCTTTTGGAGAGAGCATCAATGGCGTGATACTTCTCGGCTGGCATGTCGAAATTAACGTGGCGGTTTAGAATACTCATTCGGTCGGAGGGTTGGCGAACGCCTTGGCCTTGGAGATGAAACCGTCCGCATCGGCGATAATCATGTTGGCCACCTTGGTGCTGACATCGCGGAAGTTCTGGTCGGGCTTGATGAGGTTCTTGCTGATGAGGAACGCATTGGCCGCTTCGGAATGTGGCTCAAGAATCTGCTCCAGCTTCTCAACGAGCGAGAAGGTCGATTCCGGCGTCACATTGACCGTCTGGCGCGTCGGCACGGTCGGAGCGGGTGCTGACGGCGTGGCGGAGAAATCGGCCACCTCCTCGGGACTGTACCGGCCTTGCGTGATGCGCGGATCGAGCATCCGAGTCGCTTTGCTGATGAGGCGCGCACGGAGCATCTCAGCGGGGAACTTCGCCCAGCCGCTACCGGGTTTGGCCGGAAGAAGACCAGCTTGCTTCGCATCGTCCGATGTGAAGGACACGCGCACCTTCTTTGCGTTCTTGCTGAAATCGGCAATCGCGGCCTGACCGTCGAACTGAATCCAGTCGATGTCCCATCCGGCGTCCATCAGACCGGCGAGCATCGACTCGCTCTTCATCGTGATGTTACCATTGATGAGGTGATTGCTCTTCTTCCAGCTCAATGGCGTCTGCTTGCTGGCGATGCACTCCAAAGCGAGGACGTATCCCTGCTCTGGCTTTGTCGCTCCGAACATGCCGGAGTGTGCTATCCAGTCGCCAAGCTGCTTGACCGAATCAAGCGAGGTGCATGCTTGGGAATAGAATTCGCTATCAGGCTGCGGGGCTAGGGGCTGCGTCGGTTGAGACGGTACTGCTACCGTCAGTGTGGCTGCTTGGTTGCTGCTCATTGGTTGTATTCTCTGTCTGCTGTTTTTGTTTGCGCTGGTACGGGTTCACGGCTCCGGTCATTGCTCGACTCTCAAGAATCGCGGCGATGTCGGCTTCCGTGAACAAAATGCGTCGGCCAATTCTTCGGTGCTGGATGCCGTCGTGACGAACAATGCGACGGAGGGTTTCCGTGCAAATCTGGAGCATCGCTGCTGTGTCTTTGGCGGTGTAGACTTTCATCGATCAGGTGTTCAGTGGGCTGAGACTGCGGCCTGTCGGAAGCTCTCCTTCCGCTCTAGTCCAGATCGAATTGAGAGGGCCGCAACCGGATGTTGAATCAGGGAATCCAATAAAACCCCGTCGCGAGTTCTCCTCGCGCGCTAGTTCCGATTGCAGAAAATTGGTCATTGTTGCGGACGTAGTGTTGCAGTTGTCTGAAGTAGAGTCAATGGCGAAGTGAAAGTTTTTTTCAGCTCCATGCTGCGGCGATGTTTGCGGCTAGTTGGGACGACGGATCGTCGCGCTTTTTCAAGCCTTCGCATGCCGCCTTTTGCGCTGCCCTGATCCGCTCTTTCTCCTCCTCATCGTGGCTCAAAAGCACGTTCTCCATCTTGCGTCGCTCCAGATACTCCTCCTCGGTTTCATCGTCCTCATCGTCATCCTCGACAACCGATTCCTTCAGGTTGGCCAACTGCTTGGACAGTCTTTTGATTTCTCGCGTCGCCTTGCGGAGTTCGGCGTCCATCGCGATGACTCGACGCTCCAAGGCGCGATGCTCGGCCAGAATCATCTGATGCGAGCTTTCATCCTTCGGCGGCATCCAATCGCATCCCTTCCAGACGCGATGAACCTTGTCGAAAACCAAGACCCTCGACCGGGGATTTCTCATGCTGTTGAAGGCGGCAACCGCACGGCCAACCTCCCAGCCCGTGTTCTCCATGATGTAGGCCACAATCTGCGAGCGGTTCGGGTCGATGTCGTGATGCAGGGGCGGCATCAATCTGAACATGCTGCGGTGTGTTGCTCCGTTTTCCAGATAACTCATACTGCAAAGAAAGTGAAATGAAGACTACGCACGGTCAACTGAGAATTTGATGCGACACATTTCTCCATCAGAAAGTTAGCTTAAATTTGTAGCTATTCATCTGAAAGATAAACATTACCCCCTTATAAACAAGGGGGGTAAATTCGGAAACGGCTCCTCGGGGCGGCTGTGTGCGCCGCCCGAGCCGTTCCGAATATTGGGGAAGAGATGCGTTTCCATCGCTCAATCGCTCGGTTCGAATGCTCGCCAAACGCTCTAAACGCCTCATTGGCGCGTTTTGATGGCGCGGGTGCGTGTTGGTGGCGGATGCGGTGTTTTCGATGCTAGAATCGAATCGTTCAAAAGTCATGGTTTTGGATGCGCTGGATGCGGTGCTGGTGGCCTACCTCTCATCGGATAAAAAGTTATCCGGCGGATTTTGGATTTTCGATGCGGACGATGAAGACGGGGGTTAGTTCGCCGACATAGGCTCCGGCCTGATTGAACTCATGGTACTCGACCGCCTCCTCGTAGGTCATGCCGTGGCTTTGAAGCTGGGCGATGACCTTCTCATAGTCGTAGGCGACGACCGGCTCGCCGCCGAAGCTATGGCATATCCCAATGATGCAGTCATCGAAGCCGTCCATGAGCAGAAGCTCATCATCGATGTCGGCCAGAAGTTCTCGGATTGTTCTCATGGGTTATTTTTGGTCCGCTCCGGTATCGGATAGATGTCGTAGTCCTCGCTCATCTCGACCGGGACGACCCGAATGCGGCCCTGCGTGTATTCGCCGGGATTGAGTTCCTTCGCCGCTTGCTCCGCCTCCTTGCGGCTTGCGTATTCGATTGTTTGAAAGCTGACGACGCGCTGCTTCAGGTCTGACCAGCCTATCGCGCCGGATATCTGCACCTTGAAGGCTGGCGGTGCGAAGAGATTGCGCTTGGGGCTGATCATGGATAGATGCCTCCGTTGCGGAAGAGCGAGATAAGATCGACCGCATCGTCGATCATCTCCTCCCGTCGCGAGCGGCCCTCGTCGTTGGAGTCCTTGAACATCCGCGCGTAGAAAAGGGAGTCTTCAAGAATGCTCGCAATTTTCGACGCGGCCATCAGTCGATAGCCAAGCTCGCGCGCGAGAATGTCGCTTGGCAACGCGGATTCGTTTTTAACCTCTGGCAGGAGCATTATCAGCTCTCCAAGCGACAGATTGCGCGCCTCCAGTTCTGCGGTTGTCATAGTCAGGGTAGCTTCTCGTCGTTCGGATTGCCTTCGAATGCTGGAGCGATTCTATCCCCTGCCTCGCGTTCGATAATCAGCTCAAGAATCTGCTCGCCGTTGGCCGCGACGATGGAGCAAATATGCTTCTCCTCGTCGTAGATTGAGAGCGGCGTCGCCTGATGCTCCTGTATCTCGCCATTGATGACCGCATTGAACAGGTCGATGATCGTTTGGGCGTTCTGTTTGCTCTGAATGGTTAGTTTCATTTGATGGCTATTGATTGCTGGTTCCGCTGGTTTTCTATCTTGGAAAGCTCGCGCATGACCCGCTTGGCATAGGCGCGCGTGGAAGCCTTTCTAAGACCTTTTGGCCCACCTTGCCAGAGCCGAGCGAGACTTTCGTCGCTGAGGTTGCGTCCGTAGTGCGCGAGGTATCTGGTAGCTATGTCGATGGAGACTTGGCGATTCGTTACCTGCTGGTGCGCGTAGGACGTTCCCATGATCCGGTTTACGTCGCGCACAAGGATTGCCTTAATCTGAAGCGCGCCAAGCTCGCCATGACGGCCTTTAGCTTGGTCGTTGCCGCCGGATTCGACCGCGATGAGTGCGGAGAGGAGAAGGGGGTGCATGGTTAGTTTCCTTTCGCCTTGGCGATTATTTCCCGCGCGTAGTCTAGGTCTTCGTCGTCGGCCATTGGGTGGGTGAGACGTTCGAGAGCAAGGAGCATTTGAGGGGCTGCGGCAATGATGCGTGCGTTTGCCAGTTTCTCAGGCTCCGGCGTTTCCGCGTTCGCGTGGTGGTTGGTTGCCCAGCAAATCAGCGCGTCGCCAGCGCGGACGTTAGGGCCGGTTTGACGCCAAGGGCCGGGGGTAAATGGGGTTGTTTTCATGCGTAGATATTCTCGGTTTCGGGGACGCTCGCGGGGACGATGCGCGTAGACTCTAGGAATTCGGACAGTTCGCTAAACTCCTCGCGCGCGGCATCCGCAAGTTCGCGCGTAGGAAAGAAACAGGTTTCGTACGGTCCGCCGTCGATTGATTCGCGAAGGTCAGACCATCCGTTTGGGGTTTCTAGTTGGATTTTGTAGCGCATGGGTTTCAGGCGTGGGGAGTGGTGAGCATAATGACGCGCCAATCTACCGAATGAATATCGGGGGTTGCGTCGGACCATCCCTGCATTTCAGTCCGGCCATCGTCGTGGATTGCTTCAGAATCCGCACCGGATGCGCCGGACTCCTGATGCCACCAGCGGCGGATGTCGCGCACATAATCAGCCGCAACATGGTGCGGACCGACATGGATGGTGATTTGGGTTTCTCCGGATTTCAGACGGTCGATGATATGGTTTTGCATGGGTTTTCTCACGCGTTGACGGTTTCGTATTTGAAGGTTTCGGCGAACAAATGCCCCTCGCGCGCGCCGGATTCGAGTCCGCCAAGTTCGCAACGCTCCGCTTCCGTTGCGCTTAATTGCCGCGCGTAGGCATTCCAATGTCCGCGCGCGTCGCAATGCGGGATGCCGCAGGATTTGTGGAGAGTCTGCGCGAAGGCATGGAAAAAATCGTCGCGAATGGATTCGACAACATGGTCCGAATCGATGGCGCGGAGGAGTTCCGCGTCCATGAGGGAAAGGCGCATTTGCGGTAGAATACATTCGACAACAAAGTCCCGCGCATCGGCCCAGACTTGCTGGAATGCGTTGGTGACAATGAGGAGGGAATCGTCCTCGAAAAGATAGTATCGCGAGGCATCGGCGGACGAGTCCGCGCGGAAACATTCGCGTACCTGAACGTCGGCGCACCATGTTAGGTAGGATTGAAGTTCACTGCGGTCATCGTCGGACAGGACACTGTCTGGGGATGCGTAGGATTTCCAGAGGTACACCTGCGCGGACTGCGGGAGGTTGTCAGGATCGAATGCGCGGAGGACGGAATCGCGCGCGATAATGCGTTGAAGGATGGGGACAAGTTTTGGATTCATGATGCGGGATTGGTTGGGGATAGGTGGCCTACCCTTTCGCGTCACACTTTCGCATGGCGCGCGGAGGATGGGCCGGACTATTCAGTCCAGACTGTCCCAAAGGGGTTGCAAGGTTGTCTGGCCTGAATAGTGGACCGTGTAGCGCGGAGGATTAGCAACGCCAGTCTCGCGCCAAAGGTCTAATTGCTGGCGCGCGTAGGATATCGCGTCGTCGTGAGTCTTTGCCCAATGCACAAGCTGAGGCTTCGATCCGCTCGCAAGCGAGGTTTGCATGACGTAGTAATTCATGGATGCGCGGGGAAAGGAATTTCAGTTGAACCAACGTGAGGCAATGCCGCGTCCGAACGTCTCGCGAGCGAATTTCCGAACGTCCGGCGTCACGTTGTCCCGATAGAAACGCCAAATGACGTTCGAAAGCGTTCGGCAGACTGCGGCGCGATATTCGGTGGGGAAATATTGTCCCGTGCAATAGTCCAACTCCCCGCGCGCGGAATCGAATGTCAGACGGCCCGTTTCCAATTCGCGCATGAGGAATTCAACGGGTATGGACGAATTCTCAACAAACGACAGAAGCGCGCGCGCGTCGCGTCCATGCTGGAGAATGCGGTTTCTGTCTGAACGCAAGGCGTCCATTCCGGCATTGTCGCGCCAGTCGGACGCATAATTGCGCCAGTCTAAACTGGAGCGTTGCGCGGCGAATGCGCGCAGCTTGGCGCAGATTTCGGATTTTGTGATGGTGGATTGAGCGGTCATGGATTGGTTTTCTTGGATTCGGGAATCGGGATTGATTCGCCGCCGGAGGCTACGCTTTCGCGTAGCGTCTCGCGGGGAATCAGGCCAACAGTTCCGAAGCGTACCCGTTGAAGTAGCGTCCGCGCGCAACGGCCAGCAATTCGGAAAAGCTGCCGAATTCAAACTGGCTCCAGTGGCGGCGCAGATAGGCGATACGCTCGCGGGTATTAAAGCATTTCGCCCAGACTCTTTGCGCTTCCTCTTCCTCGCGCGCGCTCCAATCTTCCTCGTTTAAGACAGGGTAACGTTCCAGTCTCGCGGCCAGATTATCTGCGACACGCAAGGCCGATTCGTTGCTTTCGTGAATCGCCACCCATTCGACCCATCCGCAAAGGAAGTGCCTTTCGCGTACAATCTGCGGGGAAGATTCGTCGGCATTCGGAACGTCGGCCAAATGCGCGCGCAAGGCTTCCCATTGCTGGTCAAAATTGGATTCCGTGAGAATGTCGGAATCGCGATTGCGCGAGACGGGCGCGACAAAATAGCCTTCCCATTGCGCGCCGACGTAGTGGCGGGGGAGAGTCCAACGGTGGATGTTTTCTGGAGTGTATGTCATGGGATTTAATTGATTCGGGCTTGATTGCCCGCCGGATTCTCAGACTTGCGCCGGAGAATCTCGCGGGGAATCAGAACTTTTCGATTCGATGAAGCGCGCTTTCAATGTCGCGCTTTAAACTCTGGCGGATTGAATCGGCAAAACGACATGCCGTCTCGCGAGTCTTTTCGGCGTCCGATTTTGCGCGCGCTTCAATTTCTTGGGCTTCGATTTTGGATTGCGCGACGATTTTGTCGGCATGGATGCGCGCCTCATGGATTGAGAACGCGTAGGCTTCCGGCGGATAATCGCTGGCAAGCGCGCTTTCGATGGATGGCAGTTGGTCGAAAAGCCAAGAGCCGCAGTAAGAGTCTTTGCCTAGCTTGGCAATGGCGTCGCGGAGGATTTGGATTTCTTCGGATTTTGTCATGGGATTTTGGGATTGATTGGATTTTGACTGCTGAATTCTGCCCACCGTCGCCGATGGGCAGCGATTCGGCATTCAAGCCAATTCAGCGTAAGAATAGGACTTTAGATCGTTGCGGATTGAATCGGAAGTCCCCGCTTCGAAGGCTTCCCAAAGCGATTCGGAATCCTCGCTTTCGTTGAATTCATGGGCGATGAATTCGAAGGGGGAATATTCGCGGGAATTGGATTCGGCGGCGAAGCAAAGCAATTCGTGATATTCAGCGATATTTTCCGGCGTGACGATTTCCAAGCCAACCCAATCAATGCATCGATTCATCCGCTCTCCAATTTTTGGGACATTATGGCATGCGATGCCGTGGCCGTGATTCCAGCCTAGGCGATAGGCACGTTCCAAGTCGGCGGATTGGTAGGCGGCGGGGATTGATTGCGGATAATTCATGGGATTTTGGATTGAGGTTTAGAATTGAGAACGGAAGAAAACGAAGAAAAAGGCGTAGCCCAAGGCAACGTAGGCAATGGCAATGGCAAGGAAGGAGAGGAGTTTTTGAAGCGCGGATTTCATTGGTGAGGACAGACTAGGGTGGAGGGTGGAAAGAGTCAAAGAAAAAGTTTGAAAAAGTTTTGATTGAATGGAAAACGAGGGAAAACCTTAGGAAAACGAGGGAATTTCGCGCTTGTCGTCAGCCTGTCGTCAGCGCGCTTGTCGGGCCGTCGGGCCGTCTGTACGTTCCCGACAGATGAAATTGACGGATGACCAGTGGAAAACGGCGCGCGGCCTGTACCTTGCCGGAAGCGACTGGGGAACGATTGCAGACAAACTAGGTGCAAAGAAAGCGACGTTGCAAAAACGAGCAGAAAGGGAAGGGTTGACGAAGTTAAGGCGGGAGGCGAAATCGATTTCTCTTTCAGAAATTTCTGTAAAGACAGAAAAGAGTCTTGAAGCGTTGTCTGCAATCGTTCGAAGCAAACTAGCGGCCGACGCTGCCTCTACGCTTGAAAGGATCGAAGGTTATGACTTGGAAGGATTGAAGGATGAAGCGACTAGGGAAACGATCCTTGCAAGTGTCGCGAAACGTAGCGCGCTGACATTCGGTTGGAGCGAAACGGGAGAGCAAGCCAGCGTTTCAATCAATTTACTCGGATCGATGCCGGATCGAAGTCCGGTTGAAGTCGTCGTGAGTGAAGCCGAAACGAAGTAAACATAACACATCTTGTACATCATTCGTTAACTTATGGGTGAGATTAGATTAGCTAATGGACGGAAAAGGATTGTTTTCCTATGGGATAAGTAGAGATTGGCGACGACTGGGGCGGCCCCCTTCGGGGGTGGGCTTCGTTTACGATACCCCCCTCAAAAATTTTCCACCTTTTTGACCATGCTAAACAAAATCAAAATAGGTCAAAAAGTATTTCTATCCACAGCAGAGCAGAAGCTGGCCCATTTCGTCGCTAAGAATCGAAACGGCAGTAATCGCCATTTCAATGTCACGAATCTGAAGATCAGCGCGGAAGATCCGCATACGGTCGATCTTGAGGGTATTGCTGGCGAGCTTGCTTTCTGTCGCCTGTTCAATGTGTATCCTGACATTGATACCGACCGTGAGCCTCCGCATCCGCTCTACGACGCGGTTATCCCGCCTCCGCCGGGATTCCGCATCGATGTCAAAACGACCAAGTACGACAATGGAAAGCTACTGGTCGATGCGCGTAAGGGCGTGAAGACCGAGGCTGTTGATTACTACGTTCTGATGACCGGAACTTTCCCCGGCCCATACACATTCAGAGGATTCATCGCTCGCGAGCATATCATCCAGCCTCACAAACTTGGCCTACTCAAGGGTTACAGCTCGTACATGGCGGAGCAGTCGGAGCTGACCGACGAGATAATTGCCAATCCTTCGGATTGCCAATCGACCGATTTATTCTGATTGACTTATTAGCCATTCTTATGCGTCAGTCCGCGCATCGACCTTAAGAGTTGCATTCAACTGGTCATTGAATGCGCCTGTCTAAGCGGCAATGACGCTCCGCAAATGGAAGGTCGGCCAATCAGCCGTCGTGTGATGGATAGGATGGCCTACCGTAATGCAGATAACGTCGGTTTAACATATTTCCTAACATGGCTTGTCCTAATGTCTTTAACGCCTTCGCGGTGGCTACTGAGTCGCTCGCGCAGGACGTCTACAAACGCGCCTCGTATCGCTCGATGTGGCTCAACATGATTGAGCGCGGCGAGTATCCTCAGGGTACGGGTCTGACCCAGACCTCGTTCACCACGACCTCCATCGAGCCGACTGCGGCTGAGGAGTGGTCGGCTATCACCCTCGCCTCCGGCAACCCCGGCAGCAATGGTGGTGCTTGCGATGTCACCTACAATGACGTTCCGGTCGGCTATGATGCCGTCACCTGGAGTCCTGAGCGTTTCGCCCTCAAGGGTCCGCTCCTCTGTAAGGATGACCTGACCTTCGACCATCGCGTCGAGGCGTTCCTGCGCGTGTATTTGGAGAAGCTCTCCATCCGCGCGCAGCGTTCTTGGGAGACTCGCTACCAGAACATCTTCGCCAAGTACGCCATCAAGGCCGTGGCCGACTCGTCCTTCACTCAGGTGGAGACGATTCCCGCTGGTGTGAATGAGCTGCCTTGGATTCAGACTGGTTCGGTTGGTCAGGCTTTGAACCAGTCCACCTCGGAGCTGACTCAGGAAATGCTCGATGTGGCTGCTGCCACCCTGATCCGCAATGGTGCCACCAACCCCGACAGCTCTGGCTTCATCAGCTATTCGAGCGACGGCCCGGTGTTCCCGCTGTACATTGGTCTGGAGGCCAGCCAGCGCATCGCTCAGAACAACCCTGGATTCCGCGACGATCTGCGCTACGCCGACATGGGCAGTGGCACTGGCGCGGAGCTGCTCAAGCGCATTGGTGCCAATCGGGTCATCAAGAACTTCCGGCATGTGCCGAATCTGTTCCCGCCCCGCTTCACCTATGCTGGCGGCAAGTACACGCTGGTTCAACCGTTCACCAGCTCCGCCGGTACCGGCAAAGGCACGGTGTTCAGCGTCAATCCGAGCTGGACGACCGCCCCGTACGAAGGTGCCTTCATCGTCACCCCGTATGTGTTCAAGAGCCACATTGTTCGCCCTGTGAACCGTGTTGGTGACTTGAGCTGGATGCCGACCAACTACATGGGCGAGTGGCAGTGGGTGACTGGTGCCTACAAGCTGAACACCGATTGCGCCGATCCTCTCGACAAGAAGGGTCAGCACTACGCCGAGTTCATTCACGCGCCGGAGCCGATCTTCACCAATCAAGGTATGACGATCATCTTCCGCCGCTGCACTGGCGCGCTGACTCAGATCATCTGCTCCTAATCGGATCAGCTAATCCTACGCTACGAAAGAATCCGCGAGTCGAAAGGCTTGCGGGTTTTTTCTTTTCCACTACCGTCGCCCCGGTTGATTGACTCATAGGTTGTATGTCTGTAGCAGCCTCGTTGCGAGGTAGCCCCTTATCGGCCCGAAAGGCTGGTAGGGGGTTTTTCGCGTCGCATTAGCCTTGACAGTATGCGCGACAATCTGATGCTTCCGTCATGCCGAGTTTTACTCTCCCCGAAGGCGTTGAAATCCCCGAGAATCTGAAGGAAGGCGAGGCGTTCCAGACGATGGCGACTATCGTTCTCGGTAAGAACGGCAAAGCTGAGTTCATCGAGATTGATGGCGTGGCCATTCCCGGCTACGAGAAGAAGTCGAAGGGCAAGAAGCTGGCCGAGCGTGGCTATGAGGAGGAGGGCGAGGGTGAGGAGATGGAATCTGAGGGTGGCGGCGCGCGCGAGGGTTTCATCGCCGAGGTGATGCGTCGCGGCTCCGGTCCGATGGCCTGATAAATTCCAAAGCGTATGTCCGACATTACATGCACTGAAACAGCGACGTTGCTGAGTGAGGTAAGCCCACTTGGATGCCGCTCGCCGTGGGAGCGTGAGATGGCGAAGATTGCGCTTCTCAATCGCATCGCGGACGGAGCCGGTACCGCTGCGGCCAATGCGGCGTCATTTGGAACTGTTCGTTCGGTTACCGTATCGACGACAATCGTTTCGACCGATTACACCATTCTGGCCGACGCAACATCCGGCCCGATCATTGTTTCGCTTCCACCCGCTGCGACGGCCAATGGGAGAATCTTTTGCGTGATTCGGACCAATTCTGGAGGCGCAAACAATGTCACCGTTGATCCGTACGCATCCGAAACGATCAATGGGGCTGCAAACCATGTTCTGACTTCGCAGTACAGCAGGATTGTATTCACCAGCAACGGAACCGCGTGGTTCCTCATTGTGAACCAATAACATGCCTGAAGCATCATCCATAACCTGCACGGAGGCTGCTCAACTTATTGCGGAGGTTTCCGCAAGCGGATGCCGTTCCCCGTGGGAGATGGATCTGCTTGAGCTTGCGCTTTTGAATCGCATATCGGATTCGACTGGAGGATCGGTTGGATTTCCGCTGACGGCTGATCTAACATCGATTACCGCCGATGTGACGACGATTACCGCTGATCAAACCCAATTTTAATAATCGCTTAGGAAACATCTCATACTATGGCACAGCAAACGATTAACGTAGGCGCAGCCCCGAATGACGGAACGGGAACACCGTTGCGTACGGCGTTCCAGTACACAAACAGCAACTTCAGCGAGCTGTACACCGCAACCGGACCGAGCGGCAACAACATCACCGTACCGGGAACCGCCACCATCAGCGGCGACCTGACGGTGGATACCAGCACTCTGAAGGTGGTTTCTGCGAGCGATGTCGTTGGAATCAATACCGCCTCTCCGCTTACCGGAACTGATGCCGGTTTGACGATTGGTGCGATTGGTACTGTAAAAGCCTTAAACATCGGCCTCCAGAACACGTTTGCTCGTTTGCGCGAAAAGGATGCCCTTGATGCGTTTGCAATAACGACAAACATGACCGCATTGAATACACAGGACGATGCTACCAAGTCATCTTGGAAAGCTCGGATGGGATTCGGAAACGGGAATGACAATTTTATAATTTCCCGTTCCGGTGTTGGTAGCACGACGTTTTACGATCTGCTTTCTGTTTCTACTGGTTCGTGCGTCTGGTACGACGGCGCAGGCGGCACTCGGATGACGTTGAATGCCACCGGCTTGGGCGTGGGTGCGAGTCCTCTTTCTGCATCAAAGCTGACGTTGAACGGTGGCACTGGAGACACGTCATCTCAAGATTCGATCTTCTCGTTAATCAGAACATCTTCCAACGGAAATGTTCTTACTGGAAAGGTTGTTCTAGCTCAAAAAACGACCGACTTCGGAAACATTGTTTTCCGAATCAAAACGACCGCTTCGTCTGCGGAAAACCCTGCGTATTACACCAATGCTCTTACAATAGACGGAGAAAATGGCAACGTCGGCATCGGGGTTACGCCGAGTGCGTGGGGAAATCAATATCGCGCTATTCAGATTTTCAACAACAGCGCACTCTACGGAGCTAACTCTTACGGTTATTACGGACTGTTGTTCAATGGATACAATGACAACACCAATATCAAAGCGATAGCTTCTTTGTATGTTGGAGAGTATCGTTATGAGTTGTCCACCGGAGCGCACAAGTGGTTTGGAACCACTGCAAATGCGACGGCTGGAGCTACTGCTACACCAACGCAAGCGATGACGCTCGATGCGAGTGGGCGGTTGTTGGTTGGAACTGCAAATGCTTCAGTCACTTCTGAAACTGGATGTCGCTTGCTGCTTAATAACGGCGCAACTGGTCATTTCACTCTTGCTGTAACAACCAATCAAAGCACTGCCGCAACTTCGTGTTATGACTTTTATTCAACGTCTGCGGCAGCATATCGTTTTTACGTTACGTCAGCCGGTGTAATCAACGCCACAAACACGACCATCTCAGCCATCTCCGATGCTCGGTTGAAGGAGAACGTGCAGGATATCGACGTTGGACTCGGTGCGATTCTCGCGCTGAAACCGCGCAAGTTCGACTGGAAAGCTGGTAAGGGTAAGGATATCAAAGGCGACAGAGGCTTCATCGCTCAGGAGTTTGAGCAGGTGTTTCCTAACCTCATCGACGAGTGGAAAGACCCCGCTCCCGAAGGCGAAGCTCCTTACAAGTCCGTTCGCCAAGACCTCATTCCTGTGCTTGTGAAAGCCATTCAGGAACTCGCCGCCGAAGTCAACGCTCTGAAAAACGCCTAACATGAACATCTCTTGGATCATCGAACGCCTTCTCGTTAAGCCGACCGAAGGCTCCTACACCGATGTCGTCATCACCGCCGACTGGAGGTGCAACGGCTCGCAGGAATCGTACAGCGGAACCTGCTACGGTAGCTGCTCGTTCGCTCCGCCGACTGGCAGCTTCACTCCTTACAATGAACTGACCGAGCAGCAGGTTCTCGACTGGTGCTACGCCAACGGAGTCGATCAAGCGGCCATCGAAGCGAACGTCACCGCGCAGATCGAAGCGCAGATCAACCCTCCGGTTGTGGTGCTGCCGCTGCCGTGGGTGCCGCCCGCTCCGGTTGTTGTTGCCGAGCCTGAGGTTGTTGCCGATGCTCCGACCGTATGATTCACATCGAACTTACGCAGGAGCAGGCCAATAGCCTCCTCCAACTCATCGACATCGCAATCAAAGCCGGTGGCTACCAGAACGCCAAAGTCGGCGTTCCCAT